GAGTTCGAATCTCCCTTCCGCTACTTTATTTTTGTTTAAGAAAACCTTGTGAAGCCTTGATTTTACTGAAAGAAAGGAGTTTTTGAATGGTGTCTTTTCTAAAGGTCAAAATCAAAGGTAACACTAAAGGTAACACGAACGGATGTATGGACGCTTAATGCGTTCTTTTTTTGTTGTATTTTTTGACGGCAAACTGTCGGAATCGTGACGGTTTTGCCGCCTTTTTTTATGCAAAAATATAATCAAAGGGAGGGATGGTGGTGTTTTCAGATGAAGTTCTTGAAAAAATTTTTGCCAGAAAAGAGTTACAGTCCTTGGACTTGTCAACGCAGTCGTCTATCATACACGCAATAGAAGATGTTTTAGAGGAGGTCAAACAGGATGAATATGAGCGGAGCATACCAGAATCCGATTTATAATCAGCAGATGCAGCAATACGGGCAGCAGTACGCATACAATCCGTATATGAATCAGCCACGCATTGATAATACACAAAATTATATGCAGGCACCGCAGCAAATTCAGCAGCAGATCCCGGTTCAAACTTTTGGCATAAATGGAAAAGTAGTTCCGGCGGTAGAAAACATCACTGCCAATGATGTGCCAATGGATGGCAGCGTTGCATTTTTCCCAAAACAGGATATGACAGAAATATACGCTAAAAGTTGGAACGCAGATGGCACAATTCGCACAATCGTTTTTAAGCCAGTTTCGCATGATACTGTTAGCAATTTATCGCATGATACTGAAAAATTGAAATTTGACCTATCAGACGAGTGCACAGGTGCATTTATGCAGAAGTTTGATGAACTTTTTGGGAAGATTGAACAGATAGAAAACCGATTAGATAAAATTCCAAGCAGTCAAAGAAAAACTTCACAGGTAAAAAAGGAGAGTGATCCAGAATGAATCCGGCACAATTATTGTTAAATCAAATGATGAATTCTCCGCAGGTTCAAAACAATCCTATGGCAAAAAATGCCATGCAAATGTATCAAAGCGGAGATACAGGTGGACTTAAGACAATGGCAGAGAATCTCTGTAAAGAAAGAGGAATTACGGTAGATGAAGCAAAACAGAAAGTTATGAGCATGTTTAATCATTAGTACATTTTGGGGTGCGCGCAAAATAACCGGTTATCCCATTTGTAAATAGATCAGATGGAGGTAAACAAAATGTTTAATGGAAATGCAATGCCTAGTCTTGCTGATATTGCAGCAGTGACAGGAAACGGAAGAAACAATGATGGTATGTGGGGCGGCGATGGCTGGTGGGCTATCATTATCTTCGCTATGATCTTTGGCTGGGGCGGCTTTGGCGGCAATGGCTGGGGAGGAAACGGAGGTATGGGTTCAACAGCAGCATACACCGACTCTGCAATTCAGCGTGGGTTTGACACGCAGGCTATCATCGGAAAGTTAGATGGTATCACAAATGGTCTCTGTGATGGATTTTACGCACAGAATACCGCCGTTATGAACGGTTTCCATGGTGTAGACAATGCAATCTGCAACCTTGGCTACCAGACACAGCAGGGATTTAATACCACAAACGTGACACTTATGCAGGCGCAGAATGCTTTGCAGTCCCAGCTGGCTAATTGCTGCTGCGAGACCAGGGAAGCTATCCAGGGTGTAAACTACAATATGTCACAGAACACCTGTGCACTGCAGAACACCATGAACAGCAACACAAGAGACATTATCGACAGCCAGCAGGCAGGAACAAGGGCAATCCTTGATTACCTGTGTCAGGAAAAGATTTCTTCCTTACAGGCAGAAAATAATGACTTAAGAAGAGCCGCATCACAGGATCGCCAGTCTGCATTGCTCACTACTGCAATGTCAGCGCAGACACAGCAGATCATCAACGCTGTAAATCCGGCTGCAATCCCGGCATATGTTGTTCCAAATCCTAACGCTTATGCGTATGGCTGTGGATGCAACACAGGATGTAGCTGCTAAAAGTAGCTGCTACACAAAATTGAATAATTGAGTATCTTAATTGAGTTTAACTTGATTATGTCTGCTGTGCAGTATTGCTTATAAACACAAAGGGCAGACTATAATGTTTGCCCTTATTTTTTGAAAGAGAGGTAAATAATTATGGCAGAATTTACAGGGATTGCAATTCAAACTGTCGCGCAGGGAGAAGATGTTGCATTTACAGAAACTCCAGTATGCGCAACAAAATGCATTCTTCATAGACAGGGAAGCGGCATTGTTAAATTAAGAGGACTTACAAATCAGTGCCGGGCAAGATTTTTGGTATCTTATTCTGGAAACATTCAAATTCCTACCGGTGGAACAGTTGAAGCTATTTCACTTGCTATTGCAATTGACGGAGAACCGTTGCAGTCAACTCGAATGATTGTTACACCGGCGGCAGTTGAAAACTTCTTTAACGTTTCGGCGCAGGCATATGTGGACGTTCCTCGCGGTTGCTGTGTTACGGTAGCGGTACAGAATACGTCTGCGCAGGCAATCGAAGTTCAGAACAGCAATTTAATTGCAGTCCGGGAAGCGTAAGGAGGGCGGTTTTATGGATATTATGAGAATGCACGACATGATTGAAAAACTGTCTGAATGTGCTAAATGCGAAATTGACAAAGGAATTGAAAATATAGACCCATGCGAAATGGGACAGGTTACAGATATGATGAAAGACCTTGCAGAAGCAATGTATTATCGTACATTGATGAAAGCAATGGAAGAATCCAGTGCAGATGAAACAATGGAAATGTTTGAGCGTTACGGAGACGGCAGACGGTATTATGACCGTTACCGGTATGCAGACGGCAGATTTGCGCCAAAGGGAAGAGGAACGCGGAGAGGATATGACGAGCCGCCTTACTGGCACATGACACCGGAAATGTATCACGATATGGAACATGACCGCGACATTGATCGACCACATGGGCGAATGTATTACACAGAGCCTACAATTGCGGCAGATGGCGGTATGCGTGACCGCAGAGAGGGTAAAAGCGGAATGAGCCGTAAATCCTACATGGAAAGCAAAGAGCTTCACAAAGGCAATACGCCGGAGGACAAGGACGCAAAGATGCATAACCTTGAAAAATACATGAAAGAGCTTTCGGAGGATATGGCGGAACTTATCTCCGACATGACGCCGGAAGAGCGCACAATGACAAAAAGCAAGCTGTCAACGCTTGTTTCCAAAATGTAATGGCAGGGGCAGAAATGCCCCTGTTTGTTTGGAGGGAAAATGTTTTTTATAAATGGTATTGAATGGAAAATAGAATTTGTTCACGGCGCAAGTCATAAATTAATGCGCTCTGATGGCTCTATTAGCCTTGCTGTGACTGATTGGAATGATAGGATAATATATGTTTCGGATAAACCAGAAAATGGCTATTTGCGCAAAATACTGGCTCATGAACTTTGTCATTGTTTTTGCTTTTCCTATAACATTCATATGCCGATTGAGCAGGAAGAGTATCTTGCGGACTGGATCAGCCTGTACGGTACTGATTTGATCTATCTTTTGGATGATCTGATGTCAAACATTGATTGGAGGGCAGCATAGTGGACAAAATAGATGAATTGCTGCGGTATATTCACAGAACAAACCCGGAAATGACAAGGGAAAAGCTGATAAATGAACTAAGCAGAAGTGATTACGCCGCACGTTCTTTGCTTTTCACAAAAGAAGTTGTTTGTCAAGAAGAAAAATGGTAAAATGTTTTTGGGGTGATAGTATTGTACAATGGATGTCATACATCTTTTGATGTTATGAAAGAATATATGATCTATGGAGCGGAGCTTGATGAAAAATATCAGATCCCGATTGTCCCGGCATGTAGTTTGGATTATCTGCCGGAGGACTCCATAGATTTTGGAGAGAGCTTTTCACAAAAGATAAAAGGGCATAGAAAATTGAATGTGAATTTCTATATTGACGATTCAAAGTTTCAAAGACTGTGGAATAACCCGGATAAATACCTAGAGCACTTGAAGTGTTTCCACTCGGTCTGTATGCCGGATTTCAGTATTGCTACTGGCGATTGTGGTATGCCGTTTGCATTGAACCTGTATAACGTGTACCGGAACCATGCACTTGCACATTACATGCTGCTGAACGGAATCAGTGTTATACCGTCCGTAGGCATCCCGGACAAAGATAATTATGATCTTTGTTTTGCCGGGTACAGTAAAGGTGGTGTGATTGCTGTATGCACAAATGGAAGAGTGCGGGCAAAGGCAGCTCGGATTGAGTTTTGCGAGGGATTCAAAGTAATGACAGACAGGCTGCAACCGCATATAGTGTTGATCGTCGGGAAGATACCGGATGAATTAAGCACCGATGTAAAGATTGTAAATTACAAATCGCGAAACCAGAAAGTGAATGAGGAATTTTATGGGAACAAGAACAACGAAATCGCAGAAAAAACAGAAACAGACCGAGAGCCAGAGAAAGAGAAGAGAGCGAATTAGTCAAATTTCACAAGTCGCGAAATGACGCATAATAATTTACTGTGCATATTGTCTTTTCAAAAGTTGGAATCTCATTTTTCAACTTTTGAATTTTTTCTTCTTGGAAAATGGCTCGATTTTGAGATCAGAAATCAGAATTTTCACACCCCGGCGGTCTGCCGGTGATTCTTCAGATGCTTACTGGATGTATGCCGGTGGAGTGTGCCCGGACAAGATAAACGCAGCATTTACAGGTTCGCGACGTCGTAAAAACGATTTACAGGCGTTTCGTGCTGTGTATATATAAAAGTACTGCATTGCCTTGCGCAAGCCTTAAAATGTCTTATACGTGTTCACTTAAGCGCATTATATGACCGGGCGCGTATCTTGTCAAGCTGCAATATATCCGGACACTGGAAAAAGCCGGGACGATCCCGGCTTAAAATTCCTCTATTTCCGCAGCATTCTGTTCCCATTCGGGAAGCGTTTTGAAAACTTCCCAAGCATCGTTAAACGTTTCAAAGTCTGTCCCTTTGCCGTCATTTCTGAAAAATCCATCTTCAACGCTATAAACACTTCCCCTGTATCTGATTTGAAAAACTGTCTGTGCTCCATTTGAATAAGTCATTTTTTATATATCCTCCTTAATAATAAAAATCCTTTTTTGGTAAAAGCAAGCCGGGGAATTAACCCCCGGTAAACGCCGCCGCTTGCTTATGCGCTTACTTCCGCTCTTAAAATCTCGATAGCTTTGTCTGTTGTGTGTTCTCTGTACCACTTCCAGGGCTTGCTATACGCCTTCGCCAGCGCGAAATCTTCTTGAGTTTCTAAAAAATAATCCCTAACTTTCAAAAATGCTTTCTCAGCTTCTTCTAATTTATTCATACGATCAACCATCCTTTCTTTGTGTGCTTGTCTCATCAGTGGCAAGGTTGCAATCCTACGCCAGACCGCCGCGCGGGCGGTTTCGACTATGCTATGCAGATTTCAAACACATCGCCTTGGATATGTTCAAAATCGACCTTTTCAAAAATCCCGATGCCGTAAAAGTCGGCTGTAAGTGTTCCAAAGTGGTTATATTCCCAGTTGATGCCGTTTTTTTCAAATTCCTGAATCGCATTACTGTTTTTATTTCCTGATTCCCAATTAATAAATAATCCTGTTCCTCTCATGTTTACACCTCCCTCTCAATTTCTACTTTATCAATTCTTCCGGCTTCCATTTCTTCGATGATCGCCGCCAGTTCGTCAAGAATGTTCCCTTCGTCTGGTGTAAATGTGTAATTGTCGTTGTACTCTTTTCCTTCAATTTTAATTCTATAGATCATTTGTTTGTCCTCCGTTTCTGTGTTCTTTGTTTTCCTGTTGAGATTATAATACACGATAATAGACTAAATAGCAATTGACAAAATACACAATAATAGATGAAATAAAACAATGGTTTGTTGTGCAACATGGTACATGAAAATAGACGTTGACATGATATGAAAAATCTATTATCATATATAAAAAGAAAAGAGGTGTGATGCATGGCGAATTATGGCGTAAACGGATATATTGACTTTTCCAAGCTATGGAATATCTTAGAAAAAAAGGAATATAATAAGCAGTGGTTAAAGAATAACGGAATACATTCTAATACAGTAGCGAAGCTGACCAAAAACGAGAATGTAACTTGCGAAGTTATATGTAATTTGTGTAAATTGTTAAATTGTCAGCCGGGCGATATTATGGAATATAAAAATAATTGAAATACATGAAAATAGACTATTGACATATACATGAAAATAGATTATGATAATGGTATCAAATGAAAGGAGATACCAAAGAGAATGGCAACATTAGAAAAGTTATTTTATTCAATAATGAGCGGCACGCAAGACAGAAATATAAAATTTTCTGATATGCAGAAAATACTTGAGGTGCTTGGTTTTCAGTGCAGAATTAAAGGCGATCATTTTATATACTGGCGGGATGGAATAGATGAGATCATAAATATTCAGCCAGACGGAAATAAAGCAAAACCGTATCAAGTAAAGCAGATAAGAAATATAATATTAAAATATGGATTGGAGGTATAAGTTATGCATAAGTATGAGAGAATTATATATTGGTCAGAACAGGATCAAAAATTTATTGTTGAAGTTCCGGAACTTGCCGGATGCATGGCAGATGGGAGCACAGCGATAGAAGCATTGGAAAATGTAGAAACGGTTATATCAGAATGGATTGAGACGGCAAAGGAAATTGGGCGTGAGATTCCAATTCCAAAAGGAAAATTGATGTATGCATAATAAAATTTGACGGCTTGAAATACAGCCGTCTTTTTTTGTGCAAAACATAGAAAATCTTTGTAAGAATTTCACAAAATTCCAAGAGTGATAATTTTATTACGGACAAGGTAAAATGATAGAATTGTACCAGTTTTGTTGCAATGCAACACCTCTGCAACAAATTGCAACATTTTTGCAACGTAGATATAGACACTAGAGTTAGAGAAAGAGTATATTCTCTCTTGTAATATTAAAAATATATATTATAAATAAGGCAGTATATTTATATAAATAATATATATAATATACAGGCTTAAAATTTAATTTTAAAATATATCTTGACAAGAAAATGATAGAATGATATTGTTTTATTAAATTAAAAAGCATTCGGGCAACGGGCGGCGGCAGCCGTCGAGGTCCCGAAAGAAACGGACTTCATGCAGCCGGTACAGTCGAGATCATCATGATCTGATTGTATCAGTTGCATTTTTTATTTTAAGTATTCCAGTACTGGAGAGAGGAGATGTCGATCATGTCAGCAGTTGAAAATCAGGAAATAAATAATAATACCGTTGATGTTTTTAAAAGTGATATCGACATGTATATACATCTCTGGATGGAAGATAGAAATATAACTGATATGTGCAAGGTATCTCAAAACAGATGGTACAACTGTTGTAAATATGTTTATGAGCATGTATTTAAAACAAATCCAAAATATCTTAAGGATGATAATAATATCAATAATGCATATGACACAGAGAAGGTTGATAATATATTAAATTTATATATCGATTTGTGTAACGATTATGAAAAGATTATTAATATTACAGGGTTCACATTCTTTACTGGAATACATAGAGATACGTTAAATGGATGGGTTAACGGCGTGCAGCCAGGCTCGTCAGGTTCCGACATTTGCAAAAAGATTGACGAAATGAGGGAAGAAAGTCTTGTAGGTTTACAGACTTCTGGGAAGAATAACCCAATGTGCTACATGCCATCACTCAACAAGTATTGCGGTTTCAATATGCCGGGCGTTAGAGATCAGGGATCCAGAACAAGAGCGTTGACAGCCGAAGAACTGCCACATCTTGGGGCTAATAATTGTATAGGATTGCCGAACAACTCTGACAATTCGTGTTGAAAACAGCAATAAAAACGCAATAGACAATTCAAACAATTTAAAACCCAGTATTTAAAGGATTTGGAAGACATCGGAACGTAAACACATTACGAAAAACATGAGTTTAACGAATAGTTATAGAATTGTACGAACAATTAGAATAATTTAAAGCAAAGGCAAACGCCGGAAGGAGCAGCTAGCATGAGGGGGAGGGGGTTGCAAAAGCCCAGAAGGAGCTGCCTACTAAGCCCCCTAAATATCCTAAAAAATAAAAAGGCTTTAAAGGAGCATATGTGTATGGGAATTCCAAGAGTTAAGGTCGTAAACCAAAATGAAGATTGGTTGAGAACTGAATGCTACATAAACGGCAAGAAGATTGAATGTGTCAAAAGCGTTGATTTTCATGTCTCAGCGGATGAAATTCCACAATTCACTTTTGAAACCATTGGTTCGCCGGATATTGATATGAACGGTGACATTAGATTCAAATTTACACCAGAGACGGTTCAACAGGCATATGAGGTTTTGCAAAATGAGTTAATGCATAGTGACAAACTGTATCACATTTTCTTGGAAAGTATGTTGAGCGCTTTGGATGACAAGTTTTGGGATGCTAGGGATAAGAACGGGTATGAACTTGATATTGGGAAAGAGGATTTCAAAGAAGCGGCAGTATTGATGTTGAATCGCCTGATAGGAATTGGAAACTGAAAGAACAACAAATGTAATATCGCCCATTTGCCAAGTGGAAAGGCACTGGATTTTGATTCCAGTATTCGCAGGTTCGAATCCTGCTAAAGAAACTTGTGAGAGGAAAACAACCATGGTAATTATTAAAACGATTATATCGACGCTGGATGTTATTTTTATGCTGATACTATTTGTATCTGGCAGAGAATCCAAAGACAAAGAAACAGCAATTGCATTATGGGTACTTGTGATGTTGCTGTTGCTGAACATGTTTCTGATGTGGAGGTAACAGAATGTTTTATAGTCCAATATTTGATATTAACTTTCAACTGCCTATCATTTGTGCAGAGGAAAGAATACATATAACAAAATCAAAGGAACCGGACAGCACCGGAGATTTACTCAATCTGGATAGCGACGCCGAGCACCAGAGCGAGAAATCGGAGCATCCAGTATAGCTAAACAAAATTTTAAATTAATGGCAACTTGTAAGAGTTGCTTACAAGATAAAAATCCTACATTGCGGCATTTTAATATGCCTTAGCGGAACGTAGCGCAGATGGTAGACCGCTCGGCTTATATCCGAGCGGTCGCAGGTTCAATTCCTGCCGTTCCGATTGAGGAACAGGCATTATTGTTTGTTTCGTAACAGGGCATACTATTTGTCTCCTTTCGCCACTAGGACGCTTCTGTTAAGAGCGGTGCGAGACCGTTCGGTGGCATTTACCGCAAATGGCGGTAGGAATGTAAGTCGACACACGCACAGTCATGTGTTGCAGTTCCAAATCATGGTTCGGGTGCCTATCCCACGGTGCCTGAGCTGTCAAAAATACAATTAGGCTGTGGCGGAAAAAGGTAGACGCTTAAGCATAAGACAACCACGCTTTGGTTAGGAACAAGTCATTGAATTAACAAGGCAATGAAGGAACCTGTTAAGGGTGTTACCCGTTGTGAAAAGTCGTTGTTATGTGAGGTGCAAATCCTCACCAGCCTATTTCCCGTGATATCGCACAGGATAGTGCAACGCATGGCACGAAAAATATGATTGCTAACCGTCTGATGGCGGTTCTCGTGGATGGCAAGAAAGGTATTTGCCGAAGTAAGACGCTTCGTGAAACTGATAGTCGAAAGGTTTCAAGTGCAAGGTTCAAGTCCTTGCTCCACGATGGTGCCGAGCTGATTTGATACTGTATGCGTAGCGCGGTCGCGTACAGAGATATGGAGTGAGGTGTCCGAGCATTTTGGGGAAGCGGCAACGATTGGCGGTGTTGCGGCTGACTGTAAATCAGTTCCTAAGTGGTAAACATTGTAGGTTCAATTCCTATCTTCCCCATTTAAACATGATTACCTCGGTGCAGATGGATTTTTCAATCCTGCCGAGACGCATGGTAATGAGTTGTTCCAATTCGAGATATTGGATTGACTGACAGCTTTTGCTTGAAAGTGATTTTAAGCAAGAAGATAGAAACTATCAACAATTCTGTGTGGTGTATCATCATAGAGAAGTCAAAAGCAGAATCCTTGTGGCTGACGAATAATAGACGCTTGCTGTGCAAGAATAATCCGTTGATGTGTGCGGTGTGAGAGACCACGGACTATATGCGGAAAACTCATTAAGTTAGTTTGCCTTGAATCCGGGAAACCGGAGTATAACACAAGAAATTCGTTAAAGTAGCGGTATGGCAAATGTTTTGTGGATAAAAAACAATTCTGAACGAACCGTGAAATTTGTGGGTATCAATCCCATTCGTGCTTGACAGGGGTAAGAAGCCAAGGGTCGCGCCCAGAAGCTCAGACTTATCTCCATGGTGGCTGAATATGACTGTACCTGTGATGGATAAAGGGAAACCTTAATCATGTTTATTTTGCAGTGTTCCCATAATGGTATTGGAACGGCTTGCTAAGCCGCCGGGCGTTTGTTCGCCTTGTAGGTTCGAGTCCTACACACTGCGCTATGCCGTATGTCCGGGTGGTGAGGGAGCGGTCTTGAAAACCGTTGGCTGTAAAAGGCTTGCAGGTTCAAATCCTGTGTACGGCGTTTGCTCGAAAAAAATCAGGCGTTGATGCGTGGCGGAATAGGTAAACGCTATTGCCGTAAGATAATTCGTTGAAACCGGCAACCTAGATGACGAGAAGTGCACTAATCATGCATGGTGCAAATCCATGCCATATAAATTTAATTACATTTGCTATGAACAAAAGACACGGAATCTTACGAGGATTCCGATTTTTGCTATGATTGGGGGCATGAATTATGACAAGCTGCTTGCGATGTGGAATGCTGATAATTGATTCTAATGTTGATAATTGTCCTTATTGCAAAATTCTATTTACACAGACTCCGGCAAGGAACGTCCCAGAAAGTCAGCCGGAGAAGGTAGAAACGGCAATATTTGAAAACGTGGTATTTAATAAAGGGGTTGGGCGTAAGAATGTGTGATTTTTGCAAAAACATAGGAATTGGAATACCGGATTGGGATTTTCTTACTCCGGATGAAAGCGGAAGAATCCCGTCCGGAGTCGAAATAGAAATTCGGGAAATTGTAGACAAATGTGCACTTGTTTTTACGAATAGTGCCGGAGAATACGGCGCAGGAGTGGTAAATATTGCATTTTGCCCGATGTGCGGCAGAAAGTTGGCGAAAAATGATTAAGGATTGTTCAATTTGCAAATATTGTGATGAGGATTTTATTTTTGATGAAGAAACAGGGGAAGAATATCCGTTTTATAAATGCCAAAAAGGGAATGACACATCACTTGACTATGAGTGCAAAGATTTTGAAAGGTTTATGAAAAATGATTGTTAATATCAATAACAGCACATACGAGATGAACAGCAAACAGTATAAATCAGTTCTTGATACGGCAAGTAACGCTGTTACATGCGGTATATACGCTGTGGAAAAGAACAAGGTAGCAATCATGCTTCGAGAGGAATATAAAAGCAAGGAAGAGCTGAAACAGGCAGTTGGTAATTATACGGCGAAAGGGTTCGAGGTGCATTGGAAATGAGAGAGAGAATACACTGCCTTATTTTTGACAACAGGGTAAAACATAATACCAGAAAATTGTACGAAAAAGAGATGCTTTTTTACATCAAGCATTTTCTTAAACACAAAAAAGAGTTTAATATTTCATATTTTGACATCATAAAACAGGCGAAAGGAATTGCTAAAGGACATTGCAAGTTATGGCTTGAAGTTCGGGCGGTTCATGACGCTTGTAAGGGAATTAGATATTGACTTAAAACTTATTATTGGGGGAATAAATGAAGAAAACACGTTCAAAAATTATAATCAAAACTAGAACTGGCGGTTATACAAAGATTTATGCTAACGGAAAATGGCAAAAGAAAGTATGTGTTATTGACTATCGCGCAGAATGCAGTAACAAGGATGGCATAAAGGTTGCTTGTGAATTTGATAAACTGAAAACTGATAAAAACGGTTCGGCTATCTACGATGAAGATAAAAAAGATTTTGCAAAAGAACACGTAGTTGCAAGGATTTAAGGGCGGGGGCGAGATTATGAAAATATCAGAGATGAATAAATGTATTGAAGAAATGCGAAAATGCTACAATTTTAAAGATGATGAAACAGAAATTATACTTGCAAATGCAATAATCCAGAATGACAACGGTGTTTATATTAGTACAAGAGATGAAAATGGAACAACAATTGAAATGACAAGGTATGTAGATAAATTAGTAAATGTTTAGTTGCTGATTATCAGCGGAAAGGAAAACAAATGGACGAAATGAAATCCGGAATGAAAATTGCTTATCAAGGAGTAAAAGAAGAAATGGAAACAATAGTTGCAGAACTTGCAAGAAAAGGAATTGAAAAGCCAAAAGGCTTTAGCGTATTAGAACAATTTGTAGAAGACAGACTTTCAGAATGCGAATAAATATATTACCGGCTAACAAACAGAGTTAGTCGCTAACCAACAAAAATTATTGGCAGAGGTCTTAAGGCACTTCTGCTTTTTGCGGAGGTGCTTTTCTTTTGGCAAGTTCAAGCCTAATTTCCACAATAAACGGATATGAAAATTACATAAATACACATGGAATAGATGAACAGGTCATTGACGCGTACATAGAAGCGGCAGGAGTGGCAATAAATACAGAAAAGGATATTCAGTATGGATTACAACTTACAAGCCGTTCTAAGGGCATTGTAGAGCGTTTTTGCATGGGTAGGACAGGCGGTAGAATACTTGACCTTGAAAAATACAGCCAACAACATGAAGAAAAATACACCCTTGTTGATGACTATTACAAAATTCTTCTGATTGAAGCACATTACCGATTTGAAAGTTTCATGCTATACATGGAAAAGAATAGACCGGTAGAAGAGAGATTTTATCAGCCGAGAATAAATCCATTACGGCAGGTAGCACAGCTTATTCAAGATCTGTACGATGATGTGCTGGACGAAGGAATGGTATTTTGCCCTGGACGAATCGGCAAGACACAAATAGTCAAAATGGGAAATCTGTGGTTTGGTTCTAACAGGCCAGAGCGATCTAATCTGTATTCGGCATATTCAGACAAAATTACTGGTGGTTACTATGACGGTATCATAGAAATGATTACGGACCCGACATACACGTATGCTGAAATATATCCAAATATAGTAGAGAAAAAGTTGGTTACTGACGGAAAAGATTTGACAGTAGACCTTATACGTAAAAAAACATACCCAACATTTACAATGCGAAGCATTTACGGAACATTGAATGGTGCTTGTGACTGTGACGGGCTTGGAGTTTATGATGACTTATTCAGCGGTATTGATGAAGCGTTGAGTGAAGACAGGCAAAATACTGTATGGGGAAAATTCGACAACAACTTTATGCCGAGAATTAAGCCTGGAAAGGCTAAATTGTTGGGGATAGGAACACGTTGGGCGAAAAAGGACGTTCAAGGTAGACGTTTAGACCTATTACAAAATGATCCTGAATACAAAGGCATACGGCACAGAGAGGTTATTATTCCTGCTCTAAATGAAAACGGAGAAAGCAATTTTGATTATCCGTATCATTTGGGATATACAACTCTTGATTACAAAAGACGCATGGCATCTTTTGAAAACAATGACGATATGGCATCATGGTTTGCACAGTATCAACAGGAGCCTATTGAAAGAAAGGGTCAGATGTTCAATGTCGATATTATGAATTTCTTTAATCCGGCAGAACTTGAAGGAATAAGACCTGATAGGATATTTGCAGCTAATGACCCTGCTTATGGTGGCGGTGATTTTGTATCAATGCCTATCTGCTATGAGATTGACGGAGAACATTATATTACTGATGTTGTCTACAATGACGGTGATAAGGAAATTACCATACCGGAAGTTACTTCACGAATGGAAAGACATTTAGATAAATTTAATAATAAGACAGCAGAAGTCCATTTTGAGGAAACAAAGACAACATCAGCATACCGCACAGACTGTGAAAAAATATGGGAAAAAGACGGATACCCTATTAACACAAGTCATGATCCGGCAGACAATAAGACTGCAAAAATGGATAGAATCAAAAATCATGCTCCAGACATACGAAAACTTCATTTTGTGGACATGAAATATCAAACAAAAGAGTACAGAAAGTATTTTCAAAATATTTTGTCTGCTACTTTTGAAGGGAAAATGAAGCATGATGACGGGATAGACTCTACGGCACAATTATGTGACATGATTTATGGCAATAAAAGAATAGCAAGAGTTGAAGCAGCGCAAAACCCATTCAGGAGGTATTAATATCTTATGGTAACAAAGGAAGTTTTATCACAATATTCAGACCTGCAAGAAGAGGTGAAAGAAGTAAGATTAAAGATAGAACGGCTTGAAAAAGATATAAGTAAAATCGAAGCCGGAGAAATGGTTATAGATTCTGTTAGCGGCGGCGATGGCGGTAAACAGCATTTTAAGATTGAGGGTATACCTTTTCCAGAGTACAGCAGAAAGAAAACACTTCTTTATGCTAGAAAAGCCACGTTGCAGTTGCTTGAAGATGATTTGCTGGAAAAAACCAATGAGGTTGAAGAATTTATTGCAAGCGTTGATGATAGCAGAATTAGAAGAATAATTAACCTTAGATTTTTAGAAAATCAATCTTGGAATAAGGTTGCCGACCAAATAGGAGGCAATAACACAGAAGACAGCGTGAGAAAAGCGTTTGATAGATTTATGAAAGAGTAAAGTTGTCCGATATGTCCGTTTTTTTTCTGATATAGTTATAATCGAAGAAGTCAACAAATAGTTGAACACTTTACCATCCCCCATTGGAAGAGCATCGAAGAGGAATCTCCGGTGCTTTTTCTTTTTCAAAGAAAAGAGGACTTTATGGTATATACACCAAAAACAATATATTGCCCGCGGTGTGGAAGAAAAGTTGCCACACACGATGGGCGTTCAACAATGCAAATTTCTGTTGAGTGCAGAAAATGCCACAAGAAAGTTGTTTTTTATCCGGAGAATGGAAAAACAGAATTAAAATCTCTTCCAATCCGGTCAACATCCAGTGGGATGACGTTTATTTAGGAGCCAATTATGAATAATAAATCTCTCCAAGATCTTGTTAAAGGCTGTTATGGGCGAAAAATTTTATATACTGATGTTGAAACCATCACAGCAGACAATATTGTCAAGGTGGTGGGAGACTGCATCGGTAATTATTATTACAACAAAACCATAATAGAATACCTATGGCGGTATTACAAAGGAGATCAAACGATTTTATACCGTGTAAAGGTGCAAAATGCTGATATTACAAACAAAATAGTAGAAAATCATGCGTATGAGATTGTTCAGTTCAAAGTAGGACAGACATATGGCGAGCCAATACAGTTTATCAGTCGAAAAGATGATGATGAAATTAATCGGGCAGTGGATGCGCTGAATGACTATCTTGTGGATGCGAATAAACAGGAAAAAGACATTAAAGCAGGAGAGTGGCAGTCAGCAACCGGAACATCTTTTAAGGCGGTAAGATTTGCAAATGGAGAAATACCATTTCAAATTGTTGCGCCTACTCCAATGAATACGTGTGTTATTTATAATCGGAGCACGGAAGAACCGGTGGTTGCGGTGCAGGAGCTTAAAGACGAAGATGGAAGATGGTACAAACTGTGCTATACGGACAACTATTCATGTAAACTTCAAAACGGAGTAGTTTCTGAATGGAAATTGCATGCATTTGGAAGTATACCTATTGTTGAGTTTCCAAATAATCATGAGAGAATTTCTGATATTGAGCTTGTCATAGGTATTTTGGATGCCATAAACAATATGCAGTCAAACAGAATGGATGGAATTGAGCAGTTTGTTCAGTACTGGGTTAAGTTTGTGAACTGTGAAATCGACCAAAAAACGTTTGAAGAGATGAAAATGAGCCATGCTTTGACGGTAAAGTCCAATAACAAGGATAACAAAGCCGATGTTGAGATTATGACGCAGGAACTAAATCAGAGCCAGTGTCAGGTGGCAAAAGATGATTTGTGGGACAATGCCTTGGCAATATTAGCAATACCAAACAGAGAGTCCCAAAACTCTGGAGGAGATACACAAGGAGCAGTATCATTAAGGGCTGGATGGGATTTTTCAAAGACAAGAGCAAAATTAAAAGACCCAATTGTGAAATCGGCAGAGAAGAGACTTGCAAAAGTTGTCTTAAATGTAATACGCGTTAAGGACAATGATTTGAAATTGTCAATGAGGGATTTTGATGTGCAAATCAATCATAGCCCGCAAGACAATATGTATACGAAGTCACAAACACTGTATCAGTTATTGGAGTGCGGAATACATCCTCTTATTGCAATTAAAACGGTCGGACTCTGGGGAGATGCTGAAAAGACATTTCTCTTGTCTAAGCCATACATGGATGCTTTATGGAAAACCATTGATGATGCAGAAGAGCAGGAACAAAAAGCACAGGAAATTGTAAACCAATTAAATAAACAGCAAAATAAGACAGCTACCGAGTAATCTGTGGCTGTTTTTATTTTATAAAAATTCGCAAAGTTGTGAGCGTAAAAATCAACGGTGTCATTCGGTGTCGTTGCACCGCAAAAATTCGTAAAGACATATCGGAGGTAATCAATGAAAAGAGAAGAGTTAATTGCAATGGGTATCAGTGAGGAAAATGTTGAAAAAATCATTGCTGATTACGGCAGTGCCGTACAGAGAGAACAGGCAAAAGCAGCAGAGCTTAAGGCAAAGGCAGACAGCGCAGATGAGTTGCAGAAAAAGCTGGATGAAATGGAAGCAGGAAACCTCACGGAACTTGAAAAAGCAAACAAGGCGTTAGAGACAGCAAATCAGCAGATTGCAGATATGCAAAAGAAAAACGCCATCAGAGATCAGCGCGAAGCATTGATGGAAAAGTTAAAAATCAATGCAGAACAGGCAAAATCTGTCGTCAAAGATGATGGAAGCCTTGATTATGACGCTCTTGGAAAGATTACATCCGAAAAGGAAACCGCAGCAGCGCAGGCAAAGGAACAGGAGATTGCAAATAATTCTGAAAATCCGGGCGGCGGTACTGCAGGTGGAGAAAATAAAAAAACGGCAGATGTTGAAAATGCCGAAAGTATCAGCTTTGGCGAACCGGAAAAAAATGTAGAAGCCAAAGACCATTATGTTTTATAGGAGGTAAATTATGGGAAAACCGATTGAAAGAGACTTTACACAGAGTAAAGGAATTTTAAAATTCTTTCCTTATGAGGGTGCGGCGTGCATCGTTCCGCAGACAATGGTGTCAAGTGCCGATGCAAACGGAAAGAAGATTGCAAAGGCTGGGACACCTTTTCCAAGCAATGACGAATCTTGCAAAGGGTATCTTCTGGAAGATGTTGACGTAACAATGGGAGATGCGCCTGGAACTTATGTATATCAGGGTTCTATTGACAGCGCAAAGGTAATAGCGAACGGAGTGACCGTGGAAGCAACTGCAAAAGCAGCAACACCGCGTGTCACTTTTTTTGATTAAGAAATGGAGGTATTAGAGAATGGCATTACCATTAGCAGAAGCATTTACCGCAAGAAGCCTTGGGGTTATGTGGAATAATTATGAAAAAACGCTTGGTTCTGCGCCTTACTTAGGCAGACAGAAATTTGGAACCAGAAAACAGGACAGCCTTGAGCTTAGATTTATCAAAGGGAAAAACGGTCTTCCGGTATCCTTAAAGGCATCCAATTTTGATGCACAGGCAGAGTTAAGAGACGTCGGTGGATTTTCCGACATTCAGAACGAGATGCCTTTCTACCGTGAATCTTACATGGTAACAGAGCGTGAAGAGCAGGAGTATGCAAATTACCAGTCGGCAGAAAATTCCAACATGGCAAACCAGGTGCTTAGAGAAATCAGCAAAAAACCGATGATGCTTATTGATGGGGCAAGAGTAGTGCCGGAACGCCAGATTTGGCAGTTATTAGCACCATCTGATGGTATTCCAAGAGTACAGGTAACAATTGGCGGAAAAAGCTACTATGTGGATTATACTTCGGACAATGGAGTGGCGCACAAGAGAGACCATTACAAGGATATCTCCGGAAGCGATACCGATAAATGGTCTGCATCCGAAACAGCAACGCCACTTGACGACCTTATCGAGATTAAACGTGAGTTTGCAAAGAAAACAGGATATTCCCTTGCACGCTTTAGCATGAATACAGAAACATGGGAAATGGTCCTTAAGGCGGAGGACACAAAGAAACAGGTGCTTGGAATTACTGCTTACAATGGCGGTATTCGCTTACAGCAGGGGCAGGTTACAGAGTATCTTAGAGGATACGGCATCGAGATTGAAGTTTACGACAAACTTTACATCGACCCGGCAGACGGTGCCACCAAATATTTTATTCCTACAGGAGTTATTTCAGCGCAGGCATCCGGCGTGTACCTTGGAGATTATGTCTTTGGAAAGACACCGGAAGAGAGAAGCGGAAGTTTGACAGACGGAAACCTTTCTATTGTAGAAACCGGTATTTCGGTATATACATACGCAACAAATCATCCGATCAACACGCATTGCGTTGTGTCAATGATCGGATTGCCTACTTTTGAGGGCATGGACAGCGTTGTTGTCATGAAAGTTGCGTAGGAGGTGCGGTATGATTGCTGAATATACGGTAAAGCGCAATGGAAGATGGTACAAAGCAGGAGATGAAATCCCAGACATTGTTCCGGGAGAGAAATCTTCCGGCGGGTACACCAAGACAGAGATTAACAGAATGAGCACTGCTGATTTACAGGCACTTGCCGCTGAACATGGAATTGAAGGTGCAGAAGAAATTAGCGGAGCGGAACTGAAACGCATTTTGATCGAGCAGTTCGGATTATAGGTAGGGAAGAATGGACGAATATACAACATTAGAGCAGGTCAAAATCAGACTGAAACAATTTCATATTGAAACCGTTACGGACGAAGATGGTGTTACTTCTGATGTTGTCGTGTTCGACCAGAAAGAAGATAATCCTTACATTGAACAGCTTATCAAACAGGCAAGAAATGAAGTAGTAAGCAAGCGGAATTACCCGGAAAGCTACACGGATGAAAAAATATTCGAAGACTTGAAAAAGTTTGAGGATGTAATCGTCAATTTATCCGTGTACGACCATTCACAGGCAGGAGAAGCCTATATGGCAAGCTATTCAGAAAACGGCGTAAGCCGTAGCTGGAAAGACAGGGAAAGCTTGTTTGTGGGAGTATTTCCGTTTATAAAATCATTATAACCCCTCGATTTCGAGGAGTTTAGAAGATTGAGCGTTATCGTGTTGCCGACATTGACAAAACGATAGCAGGCGGCACACATTGAGCGGTGGTGGGCGGTGTACCAATTACAAAGAAAGGCGGTATATGATGTGACGATAGAATTATCTACAGCAATCATTATAAGCGTGTTATCACTCGGTTTTTCCGTCTATATGGGATTAAAGAATAACAAGCGAACAGACACAAAGGATGTTGAGGAACGCGTGAAAGAAAATACACGCATCAATATGAAACTGGATGCCATCTCAAACAACACGACGGATATTAAGAATGAAGTCTCGGAGATGAGAAAAGAAATCAACTCACATGACAACCGGATTATTAAAGTTGAGGAAAGTGTGAAATCAGCGCATCACAGAATTGACGGAATTGAAAACCGTCTTAATGATGATAAGGAGGTGTAATCATGGACATTTTACAGAGCGTTATTGCCAATATGACAATCATTTTGGCAATCATTGGGGCACTTGCTTTTGTTGTATCTGTAATAACACAGGTTATCAAGGGCGTAGGAGCGTTTTCTAAGGTGCCGACAGACATTCTTGTGTTTGTACTTTCCATTGGAATTACTGTAGCTGCATTTGTGGCATATATGCAGTATATTCAGATGACAATTTTATGGTACATGATTTTGGCGGCTATTATTGCAGGATTTATTGTTGCTTTTGTTGCAATGTATGGCTGGGAAAAATTGTCTGAACTGTGGAAGCGGTTTGGCAAGGATGTGAAGTGAAATGCTTGAGATCAATAAGCAAAAAATGAGTTATTCGCTACAGAGCGGAAAGGTTCCGGTGTATGTGACGGACGAGGATGGAAACATCGAATATTCTTCGTACACGGATTCTGATGGTAATGTAATTTATTACCTTGATGATGACGGGAACAAGATACCGAAGACAACCGGAGAGTATACCACAGGTTATGAAAAGCCTGTGGTTTTTTATTCTTCAATCAGCAATAAGTTGAGTGAAGCACTTATAAAAGAGTTTGGCGTTGACAATTCCACAAACTTTGTTCAGATTGTCGAGGACAAAGGGAAACTTCCATTGAGCGTCGGCTCTTTGGTATGGAAACGGTCAGATGTAAGGTACAAAGATGAAGAGAATACAATCGTTGACGAAAATTCGGCTGATTACATCGTAAAAGGTGTCGCAGACGAGGGATTGACGGTTGATTTGTTCTTATTGCAAAAAAATGTGAAGTAGGTGCAGCATGGGGAAGAAAGTAATCACAATGAGCCTGTCTGAAAAGTCTGTTCAGAACGCCATACGAGAGCTTAGAGCCTATCAAAACAGCTTGACATATAAATGTCAGCTATTGGCAGAAAAACTCGCGGAAAAGGGCGTAGAGATTGCCAGAGTGCAAATTGCTGACCTTGACGCAATATTTACATCGGAACTGATTTCTAGTATTCATGCGGAATATGAAGGGAGCACTAAGGGCGGCGGGATATGGGCGGTAATAGCCGGTACAGACCACGCCGCATTTGTTGAGTTTGGAACCGGAATTGTGGGACAGCAAAGTCCTTATCCTGGGAAACTGCCGGAGGGTGTTTCGTGGCAGTACGCAAGTGGAAAAACTATCCATCAGATTTCAGATGGAAGATATGGATGGTTTTATAAGGACGACAATGGCGATTGGTGGTTTACAGAGGGAATGCCAAGCCGACCATTTATGTATCTGACCGCAAATGAGTTGCGGCAGATTGTCACGCAGACAGCGAAGGAGGTGTTTGGATAATGAAGTACAGGAAAAAACCGGTAGTAATTGAAGCATTTCAGTACGACGGTGATTTAAAGGATAAAGACGGTAATTGGTACGTGCCGAAATGGGCGTCAGAAGCATTTGAAAAAGGCGTTTTGTTTTACCAAAATCCGATTTCAAAAGACGCGCCGCCATGCGAACTTTACATTAAGACGCTTGAAGGAAACCATCATGTTACTGTTGGAGATTATATTATCCGCGGTGTAAGTGAAGAATTATATCCATGCAAGCCGGATATTTTCAAGAAAACATATGAGGTGGTTAAATAATGGCAGACAACCAGTGGGTATTTGACCTTGAAACAAACATTTTTTCCAATGTTGTAACGATAGCCAAACCAAAACTCCAGAAGAAATACAAAAGCATGAATTTTGACACTGCATTTACAACGGTTGAAAAGAACCTTGATAAAGACCCTGTTTTTCCGACTATTTACATACATGAGATGCCGGGGCTTGAACGTGGGGCAGATTTAGAGGGCACATCCGTAAATGCGGTGCAGGAAACAATACAGGTTGACGTCATTACAAACACAAAGCAGAGCGATGCAAAAGGGATTATGGCTATTTTAGCTGATGCCTTTAAACAGATGCGATTTCAAATCACAGCAATGCCGGAGTTTAAAAATGACAGTGAGAAAAAATTTAGAAGCGTTGCAAGGTTCCGGCGGATAATCGGAGCCAACGACAGATTGATGTAAAAGAGCCGAAAGGCTCTATTTTTTATGCACCGGGTGCAAAAAGATGCGCCCGATAACCGCATTATTTGGCGGTAGAAAGAGAGGTAAAAATGGCAGAAGCAGGATTGTCTACGTTAGGCATTACGTTTGGCTATGGAACAGAAACCACAGCCGGAACAAAGCCTACATCGTTTAAACAGCTTACAAGAATTAACGCAATCGGCGGTATCAACATTGAGCCGGAACAGATTGACGCATCTGCATTAGAAGATGCTATTACCAGATATGTAAAGGGGCGCGCAGATACCGGTGGCTCTTTCCCTATTACGGTAAACCTTACAGATGCCACAAAGGAAGAGTGGGAAGCACTTATCACAGCGTACAAGGCGCTTTCCGGCGGGAAAAGAATGTGGTTTGAAACTATTATTCCTGGATTTACCGATGCGTTTTTTGTGGTCGCACAGCCACCGGAGCAGATCCCACAGCCGGAAATTGGTCAGAATGAGCTTTTGACGGTTGAAATGAACCTTACCATTGAGGAATACAAGGGAATGGACACCGCTGTAGCTTTTACACCGGGGGAATAACACGTCAGTCGAATAGTTCGGTTGGATCGGCTGACGATAACCAGACAACCGAGCCAGAGCTTGAAGAAACAATTTAAAAGAACAGGGCGGTCTTCGGACTGCCCTTTCCCTATAGAGAGGGAGAAAGGGAAAGTATATGACAAAGATTAAACTCGGAGAAAAGGAACTGAATATCAAATTTGGGTATGAAGCTACTCTAAAGAGTGGGATCATTGCAAAAATTGTACAGTTAGATCAGATAGAGGACGGAGTCAAAAACGTTAATGCAGTTCTTATGCTTCTGCCGGAATTGATTCTTGTCGGCGTGCAGAAGTTCCATGAAAAAGAATTTGGATATGATCCGAACAATGAGGAACAGAAAGAAAAGCAGATGAAAAAAGTGTTTTCTATGCTGGATGATTACTTTGATCAGGAAGATGCAGATGGAAATATGCTGTATGAATCATTGCTGACGGAGATGCTTGCAAACGGTTTTTTATCCAAGATGCTCAATCAGGAGCGCAAGAAAGTAACGAAACGGAAATAAAGACGGGAGAACCGGAAGAATTTACGTGGGAAAAATATTGTGCGGAAATCCGCCCATTCTGGCTTTTAGTTACAAAAGGGTATGGATTTACCGTGCGTGACATAGACACGTCCTGCCCGGCTGATTTACAGCCTTATGCAGATGCTTACAACTTAGATAAAAAGCAAAGAGACAATGAGATGTGGATGTGGTTTGGAACATACGGATTGTCTGCGGTATCGGTGGCAGTAGAACATTGCCTTGCCGGACGAAAAGCAAAATCAAAGTATATTAAAAAACCAATCAATGAGCAACAAGAGAAAGATGATTCAGAAATGACGGAAGAAGAAATAAAGAAACAGAGAGAGCTATTTGTGGCAAAACTTAAAGTCATGCAGTCAAACTATGAGTTGAGCCATCCAAAACCAGAAAAGAACTTGGAGGTATAAATATGTCAATTAGAATTGGATCTGCAAGACATGATGAAAATGGGAAATTGACCGGTGGGAGACCGGGAGATCAGACCGGAACAGAAGTAAGTATGCAAAACTTTTATGTTCATAAAAAAGGATGGTATGTGTTAAGGCCAAAAACAAAAGATATGGCGGATAAACTGGCAGAATCAATGATTACAGCGTGCAATAATGATAATATTGGCTACTGTCAGGGACACCGGCTTGGAATTGTCAAATATGGTATTAATTCAAAAGTAAAAACAGAAGCAGATTGCGGCACAACGGTACGTGCATGCATTATTCATGCAACTGGAAAAGATGTTGGAAATTTCACCACAGCAAATGAAAAATCTGTACTTCTTTCGAGTGGCATGTTTGATGACATTGGAGGTTATGCGGCAGGAATGGTTCTTTACAACGGAGATGTTATTGTCACAAAAACAAAAGGTCATACAGCGATTGTGACAAGCGGAAACCCTAGAAAAAATGTAAAAGATCATTTAAACCCATACCCGGAACCTGCAAGGATTTTAAAGAAAAAATTCCCTTGCATGAGAGGGGATGATGTGAGATGGCTTCAGACGGAGCTTATTTATCACGGATGCCTGGATGAAAAAGATAAAAAGGGAAACAGTAATGTGGACGGTATTCTTGGAAATGATACGGCGACCGGTATTGGAACATTCCAGAAAAAAGTCGGAATTACAGTAGATAAGAAATGCGGACCGGTTACAAGAGAAAAATTAAAAGAGTAGATCAAGGACGGTAAGGTGTCACAGCCTACCGTCTTTTTATTTTGCATAGAAAGTTGGTGCATATATGGCAGACATTGATGAATTACAAATAAAAATCAAAGCTGACTCTGCAAAAGCAAGTAATTCCATAGAAAGCCTTGTAAACAGCATGAATAGGCTCCGGGAAAGCATATCGTTTGACACTGCAAAACTTTCAAATATTGCAAGCGGAATCAGAAGCATTTCCGATGCTGCGACTGGATTCAAAGGTGGAAAATCTACGGAAATAACATCTATGGTCAGAGCACTCAACAAATTTTCTGGTGTTGATGCAAATTCTATCCACGGAATATCTTCTGCCGTAAGAGATCTTGCATCTGGAATAGCAAGTGTTAAAGCTGTTGATACAAGCGGACTCACAAGCATGGTGTCGGCACTGTCGAAAATTGGTGGCAAGGCATCTACACAGGCGACAAAGAATCTGCCGGCTTTATCTGCGCAGTTACAAAACTTTGTACGCCAGATGAACAAGATAGGTGCATTGAATTTTGATATGACGAATATGAGTAACCTTGTGACAGCCATATCAAGGCTTGGAAGCGTTGCAAGCGGACGTGCAGTAACAAATATACCTTTGCTTGCTGATAACCTTAAATATCTGTTTGAGACACTCTCAAAAGCACCAAATGTAAGCGCAAATATTTTACAAATGACACAGGCACTTGGAAATCTTTCAAACAGATCTGGAGGTGCGATTACTGGATTAAATAACAGCATCAGTAATCTTTCCGGTTCTTTCCTTGGATTTAAGACATCCACAGGGAAAGCATTGATTGGACTCAAGTCATTCACAAGACAGATTTTGTCCTCTATGGGGATTTATCTTGGTCTGTACGGAGCGATAAGAGGAATAAAAAATGCAATCGACATATCATCCGCATTAACAGAGGTTCAGAACGTTGTTGATGTTACTTTTGGGGACATGTCAAAGAAAGTCAATGACTTTGCACAGGATTCTATACGTCAGTTCGGTATGTCAGAACTGACACTGAAACAGACGGCAAGCAGATTCCAAGCAATGGGAACAGCCATGGGAATTGACAGCAGTTTGATAAAGAAAGCCAATGAGTTTTTGAACAAACAGACAGATGGCTATATTGGTCTGTCTGATTCCATGGCTGATGTGTCTTTGAATTTAACAAAATTAACTGCTGATATGGCATCTCTGTATAACATAGATCAGGATGTTGTGTCGCAGGATTTAGCTGCAATATTTACCGGACAGACACGCCCATTAAGAGATTACGGTCTTGATCTTACACAGGCAACCCTTAAAGAGTGGGCGATGAAACAGGGATTAGATTCTGATATTGCGTCTATGTCACAGGCTGAAAAGACAATGCTCCGGTATCAGTACGTCCTTGCCAATACGCAGGCAGCGCAGGGAGACTTTGCACGTACGGCTGATTCATGGGCGAACCAGATCAGAATTTTAAAACAGTCATTTGAACAGCTTGGCAGTGTTATTGGTGGAGCATTAATCAATGCTTTCAAACCATTCGTAAAAGCACTCAATTCCGTTTTACTGGTTGTTATCAGCTTTGTTACAAAGGTTACAAACGCTTTAGGCGCAATCTTCGGATGGAAATATGAGGATTCCGGTGCAGGGCTTGCAGATAACTTTTCAGATGCGGCAGAAAGCGCAGATGATGTTGCGGACAGTACAGGACAGGCGGCAAAGAACATTGATAAGATGAATAAAGGTGTCCGTCAGTTTGATGAATTGAAACTGATTACAACAAATGATGGTTCTGGCAAAAAAGGTTCGGGCGGTTCCGGCGGCGGTGGCGCATCAGGCGGTGCCAGTGGCGGTAAACTCGTCAAGACTGATACCATTTTCAAAAATTACGAAAGTGATATCAAAAATCTGAAACAACTTGGAAAATACATCAGTGATGCCTTATCAAAAGCTATGGAGTCTATCAACTGGGATAAGATTTATTCCAAGGCAAAAAACTTCGGCAAAGGTTTAGCAGACTTTCTTAATGGTCTTATTAATCCGAGACTGTTCGGGAATGTCGGAAAAACGATTGCAAGGGCATTGAATACTGCATTGGAGTTTTTAAATTCTTTTGGAACGAGATTTAACTGGAAGAATTTTGGAAATTCTATTGCAGCAGGGATTAATAAATTTTTCAAAACTTTCAAGTTTACTCTTTTGGCAAGAACATTGAATACATGGGCGAAAGGTTTGCTTGATGCAATGATTTCTGCTATTGATGGAGTGAATTGGTATAGGATTGGAAAGAAAATCGGAGAGTTCCTGTCTGATATAGATTGGCTTGGCATATGTGGAAAAATTGCGCAGGTAATTTGGAAAGCTATAAATGCTGGGCTAAGCACATGGTCTGGTATATTTTCTGCCGCACCAATAGAAGCAACCATTCTTGGAGTAATTGCAGCAATAAAAATATCAACCATTACGTTATCAGCATTAGACAATATTAAGACAAAGATTTTGGCAATAAAAGATACTCTTTTGAATTTTGCAGCTACTGTCGTTGCGCATCCTTATTTAGCAATAGCATCGGCGATCGCAGCAATAGGGTTAGCTGTATATAATTTCCATAAAAGTTGGCAAAAAGAGATTGCAGATCAGTTTTTGGAGTTTGAGGAAGAAATAGGATCAAATAACCAGAAAATGGAAGATGCCGCACAAAATCTAAGAGATTTAGCTGATACTACAAAGGATTTAACATCTAAATCCGAAGCAAGTGCAGATCAGCTTCAACAGCTTGCAGATTCATATTTCGAACTTGCAGACAAGACGAGCTTAACAGCAGCAGATCAAGAAACATTAAAAACGAGAGCACAACAGCTTATTGATATTTGTCCAGAATTAGCAAATCAGATTGATATGACTACTGGAAAATATACAGCACAAAAGGAAGAACTATTAAAGACTATAGAAGCACAGAAAGAATATTATAGAGTTGCAGGATACAAAGATGTTGTAGAGCAGTACAGTAAGGCACTTGCGGAAGCTAATGTCGAGTTGGAAGTATCAGAGCAGAACTACAAAGATAACGCAGAAGCGTTGGATAAACTAAACGAAATCTTATCCGATATAGGTGCAACCGAGGACTTAAATGACTGGTGGAAACGAAATACAGATGCATTAAAAGCAAATGGCATAGAAGCTAAAAATGCAGGTGATGCACATGATGAACTCGTAAAGCAAATGGTTTTTCTGGAAGATGAACAGTCCAAAATAACAGAAACACAAAAGACGCTTAGAGATGAGGTTGAAAAAGCTACAACATCTTACAATACTGCAAATGATATGCTTGAACAGCATACACAGAAATATAATACATTGTCTGATGCTGTAAATGAAGTTAATTTCGGACAAATCACATTGAACGCTACAAAAGCAATAGATGATCTTGGTGGGATATTTGTTGAAGGTAAACAGGTAGTTGGAAAAGAAGCAGTAGAGTTATACCAAGCAGTTATTAATGCCTATGGAACGACAGACCAAGATATGTACGACCTTGGCGAAAAAGGAATGGTGCAATTTGGTATTGGAGGAGTAGCTGGAACAAAAGAAGCAATACCGACAATGACATCCGAACTAGAAAACGAACTAATAACTTACTATAATGGTAGAGGTCATGATGTAGCAATAGTAGGCGGAAAGGTAATTGTCAAAGGATTTGCAGATGGTGGTGTTGCTCAATCTCAAAGTGCTGTAGACACAGTAACAGGAGCAATTACACAAAAAGGAAGTTTAAAAGATGCCATGCTTTCTGGTATGGGAAGAGGATGGGCGAAAAATACGATAGATGGATATAATAATGGTATTTCAGAAAATTCGAACACAACAAATGATGCCATGCTCACATATCTTGAGAACAACATTAAACAGCCATTTACAACCAATATGGGAATACATTCACCATCCACAGTATTTTCTGACTATGGTAAATATACTGTAGAGGGATTCAATGGCGGAGTTTCCGGAAACCAGAACACCACGTACGGAGTTATTTCCAGTTGGGTATCCAATATCAGTTCTTGGTTTACAAATTTGATGGGCATACATTCGCCATCAAGAGTGTTTAAAGAATTTGCAGGATTTACGGTAGAAGGATTTAATAATGGTATTTCTGATGGATCTAAAAGTACATTTAAGGAGATAAAAAACTGGTCCGAGGGAATTAAGGACAGTTTTGGATTGGCAGGGTTAAAAGCAGCGCCGGAAGTTGCATATAAGTACAACAGGAGTATAACGGACAATGTAAATGCTTCTATAAAATACAGTTCGGGAAGCATTGAAAGTACAATAGGAAAAGAAATGCAGATAGCAATGTCAAGCGCTATTGATTACGATAAACTGGGAGACGTCATTGTATCAAAACTTGAAAAAGCAGATATTACGGCGGTTCTTGATTCGAATCAGGCATATAGGAATGTTATAAAAAAATGGCGAGAAGAAGCAAAAGCAGGGCAGAGGAATCCAGTTCCTATATTTTAATTGCAACTCTCTTTCGTTTGTGGTATGGTTTGTATAACATATTACAAATGGGAGGGCGTTCATGAAAAAGTGGGGGATAGTAATTTTGACAATAGCTACGGTAGTGTTAACCGGATGCGGAAACGGATATGAGGAAGAAGAAATAGAGACAACAGAAACGGATGGAACTGTCGTAACTGAAAGAGAAAGCGGAGTAGAAAAAAATGTAAAAAGTATACCATATGACGGCATGAATTATAATGATAGTACATTTGGAATAAAATCAGTAGATTTGTGTCAGATGAAATATAAAAATGGTTATATGCCATATGTCATAGTTGAATTTGATATAAGCACACTTTCAGAAGAAGATATCTATTGGCTGTATGAAAACGATCCAAAAGATTTTGATATTCATGTTTATATAGACAGTGAAAAGAACAGAATTGACTTTGAAAATATGGATACATTGTATCTTGGCAAAGATGATAGCAAAGTTATCTGTATATTTACTCTTTATGATTATTATAAATTTGACATATCAGACATGGAAGTAACTGTTTGTGTGAATTTAAAACAGAATGATAAATACATGTACCAAAACAAGGATACAGGAGAAATATCAGACTTAAGAAAAGAAAATTCGTACGATTGGTCTATAAACAGAGATTATTCTGATATAAAAATAGATGTTTTGAACGGAATCCCTGTTGAATATATTTCGTATATTGAAAATTACATAGGAACCTTATAAGCGAGGGAAAATACATGGGAGATAAAACATTAGAATCAGAACTAATGGCGTGTAAAGAAGAATTAAAAGAAGCAAATGAACAAATAGAATATTTAAAATATGAGTTGGAGAAAAAAGAAAAAAATCACAAATGGGAAATTAAAGAAATAAATAAGAGAATAGAACAGACAACTGATAAAAACTTGGAATTATATGACAGAGAATCAAAAGCACTTATTTACGCAGATCAGTTGGAAAAAGAAAAAAGCGTACTTATTAAAGAAAAGAGAGAACGTGAAAAGAAAATAGAAAAATTAGAGAGAGAAAATGAACAGTTGAAAGAAGAATCAGCAAAAATTACAGAAAGAAAAAACTTTAGCAATGATCCCAAATGGAGAGTACTTAAAGCAGCAGGGGAAAATAAGAAAACAAAATAATTCAATTAGAAAAAGACACCTCAGCGGGTGTCTTTTTTGTATTCCTTGATTTTTAACAGATCGGATAAGTATTCTAGCAAGCGTTTTTGCCCAGAATTGTTTAATTTGTGAAAATTGCTGATAAAATTTGCAAATTAGCTGTTTGACAAACACACATAGAAAATATATAATTTCAGTAATTAAAAATCACGCAGGCAAGACCTAAAGAATTTAGGACGTCCTGCAAGCCTATGAGGAATAGGTGCGGATTCGTGACCGCCAGAGATTGAAGAAATTCAGTCTTTGGTGGTTTTTTTATTTATTTCAAACTGCATAAGAAAAATAAAAAAATGAAATTTAAACCTGCCTGTCAAATGACAGTAGCGAAAGAAAGGTGGAAAAGAGGATGTATGAATTGGTGGAACTCAAAGGAAACGATGTTTTTACAAACAGCAAAGTGATTGCAGATGGAACAAATAACCAACATGAATCTGTTGTTGCTATTATCAGAAAATACGAGAAAGATATTTTAGACTTTGGCAATATTGATTTCTCCGATTTAAAATCGGGGAAAAGGGGACAGCCGGAAAGAGTTTATTATTTGAATGAGGAACAAGCAACATTTGTTATAACTCTTTTGAGAAATTCAAAAATAGTTGTGAAGTTTAAGAAAGAGTTGGTTCGACAGTTTTATGCAATGCGCAGATTTATTCTTGAAAAGCAATCGAAACTATGGGGCGAAACAAGAATTGCTAATAAAGAAAATCGGCTGAAAGAAACTGATGTGATTAAACTCCTTGTAGACTATGCCAAAGAACAAGGAAGTACGCATTCAGATAAACTGTATGTGACATATACCAAGTTGGCAAAATCAGTAATTGGTGGAAATCGCGACAATATCACAGTTTCAGATCTCAATAATCTAACCCTTGTAGAAAGCATTATTTTGCAGACTATTAGAATTGATATGTCAATGGGTATGCACTACAAGGATATTTATAGGGATTGCAAAAATAGAATAGAACAATTTGCAGATATAACTTACCTGTCCGCTTAGCCCCGAAAATTTGGGGCTATTCCAGTATTTCGTCACGGGAAATTACAATCTTACTAAATATATAGCGTGTAACTCCTGTTAGGGTATGTTCCTAACGCACGTGAATTTAAAGGTTGAGCCTTGCGAAATGTAAGGCTCGGAAATTTAGGAGATAGAAAATATGGCATACACAGCTCTTATGACTAAAGATGAAATTGGATTTGAAAACAATACGAACACGATAACAACACTTGAAATTGCAGAAATGATGGAAGTTCCGCACTATGAGATTTTAAAAAAATTGGAAGGGACAACAAATCCAGACGGAAGCACTAAACAGGCAGGAATTATACCAACATTAGGTAAAGGGAAAATTCCCGTTACCGATTATTTCATCAAATCAATGTATTTGACAGGGCAAAACAAGAAGATGCCGTGTTATGAAGTTACCAAGATTGGTTGTGATTTTCTTGCTAATAAGTTTACAGGAGAAAAAGGTATCTTATTCACAGCAAAATATGTAAAGCGTTTTAACGAGATGGAGAGGGGACAGGTCCCGAAAGATTTTCCATCGGCACTTCGAGCATATGCAGACGAGGTAGAGCGCAGGCAGATTGCAGAACAGGAGAATGAAAAGCTGCAGCAGGAACTTGACTATAGCAAAGACTGGTATTCTATTAAGCGTGTTGCAGCAATGAACGGTGTGGACTGGAAAACATTTAATTGGCGAAAACTCAAAGAAAAGAGCATTGAACTTGGATATGGCGTGAAAAAGATTTTTGATGCAAATTATGGAGAGGTAAATACCTACCATAGGGATGTTTGGGAAGCAGCATACCCGGAGTATGAAATTTAGGAGAAATTTTATGAACAAATTAGAAATCAGGATTACATATGGGAACACGGAAGTAATTCACACACCGGATAAAATTGTGATTAAATCACCCAATATCGAAGTAATTACAAAATAGATCAAGAAAAAGAAGTGGCATCTATCAAATTGGTGGTAGGTGCTATTTTGTACAAATTTTACCGACTGTCATTTGAGACAGCCGCAAACCCAAACAGTTAGGTGGTGGAAATATGGCATACAGCGGATGGCTTTTAAAGATTGGAAATTACATAGTGCCAATGTCTTTTATGAAAGCGGAATCATATAGTCCATATGTCAATATGCAGGATTTAGATGATTATACGGATGCCAACGGTTATCTGCATAGAAATGCCGTGGAATTAAAGGCTTTAAAAGTGGAGTTTGAGACACCGGCAATGCTGACAAATAAGACTTTTAATGAGGTGCTAAATAATATCAGAAGCCAGTTCACAAATGCAACAGGGAGAGCCTGCTATATCACAGCGTATATCCCGGAATATGACGATTATGTGACGCAGTACGGCTATATGGCAGATTTTCAGCCTACGATATACGGAACATATGATGGGGTAATTCGTTACAATTCAGTTCGGCTTGCTTTCATAGGGGGTGTGTACGGTGGTTAATTATAAATATGGCGACTTGTTCAAAAAAGATACGGTCGATAAGCAGTTATCCATCGTATCTGATGACGGAAAAATCAATATCACAAATACAGAGCTACACCAAGAAAAATTCGAATTGACCGAAAGTTTGTGTTCGGAACAGGAATTGACGTTTGGTTCGTGTGAAGCTGCCATGATTAAATTTACCGTCTCAAACACATTTCTACCAATGAAAGGCAAATGGCTGACAGTAAGAATGTCACTTGATGGTCACACGGATGCGGCGTTTCAGTTCGGGAGATACAAGGTTGATTCTGACACACCTACGGCAGATAGAACATGCCGTGAAGTTATCGCCTATGACGCGTTGTACGATGTTTTAACAGCCGATGTGGCAGCATGGTACAACACTGTATTTCCGTCGCACGAGGAACAGAAAACAGATGAAGATGGCACAATCACGACCGTTACAGTTTATGATCCGGTCACTATGAAGCAGTTCCGGGACAGTTTTTTCAAGCATTTCGGAATCGAACAGGCGAACATCACACTCATTAATGACAATATGTCAATCGAGAAAACCGTGGCGGTCACGGCATCCAGTGAGACAAGTTCTGCCACAGAGGAATCAAGCACCATAGGCGAGACAATCAGCGGCAAGGAAGTATTGTCATGCATCTGTGAGATTAACGGCTGCATGGGGCATATGGGGCGTGATGGAACGTTCCATTATATTTATCTGGAACAGGAGATACAGGGATTATATCCGAGAAATGACCTTTATCCGGCAGATGATCTGTTTCCGCGCAATCCAAAGAGTACGCAGATAGGAAAAGGATTCTATGTTACTGCCACATATGAAGATTATCTTGTCAAAACCCTTGATAAGCTACAGATCAGAGAACAGAAGAATGATATTGGCGTGATCGTAGGCACCGGAGACAATGCCTATGTGATCGAGGATAATTTTCTTGTCTATGGTAAAGGATCAAAAGAGCTGAAAGGAATTGCAAAAAATATTCTTTCTAAGATCAGAGGTATTATTTACCGTCCGTTTACGGCGGACTGCAAAGGAAATCCGTGTCTGGAAGTTGGGGATGCGGTGCGGTTGCCGACCAGATATGAACTGATCGAGTCCTATATTTTGAAAAGAACTTTGAAAGGCATACAGGCCTTGCGTGATGATCTGGAAGCGGACGGGGAAGAGTACCGAACCAACGGTGCAAATGGAATACAGAAAAGCATTTTGAAACTCAAAGGCAAGAGCAATGTGCTGGAGCGAACCATTGAAAAGACACAGAGCACGATAACGGATGTCAAAGAGGGATTGCAGTCACAGATCACGCAAACTGCAACCGAAATTCGCACAGAAGTTAAAAATACAACGGATGGTTTATCATCGAGAATCACGCAAAATGCGGACAGCATTACAGCAGAAGTAAAAAGAGCACAGGGGCAGGAAGTTGAACTTGCAGCAGCTATTAAAATCAATGAGGACAAGATTACAGCGGAAGTTACGAGAGCAAGCGAAGCAGAGGGCGATTTGTCCGGAAAGATAGAGGTGACCGCAACTAAGATACGGTCAGAAGTCAGTGCTTCTTTAACAGTATGGGATACCGAAGATTATGACGTTACACATTGTGGTTTCGGGAATCCACAAGATACATACCCTGCATCTTCGTATTATTCTGGACACAGTTTTTTGGATCAGAATACTGGAAAGTTTTATGGTTGCGAACCAGATGGTGGAATAAGCAGTGGAAAATACAAATGGACTCTGATAAAGAAATTTAAGCAGCTTTCATCGAGTGCGTCCAGTACGATTACGCAGTCATCAAAGCAGATCAGCTTGAAAGTATCAAAAGACAGCGTCATTTCAGAAATCAACCAGTCAGCCGAGGGTATCAAAATTAAAGCAAAACTGCTTGAATTAAAAGGTTCTATGGAAATGACCGGGGGATATATGCATATTCAAACGGAAGAGTCTGTAGAAAACCTTATTGAATTTAAACGCAGTGGAACACTTGTACAGATGGGAACGGATGGATTTCGAACAGTGGAAGGGACGCTTGAAAGTCCTGTTCATAAATGTACGGTTCAATATAATCAGGTTTCATTGCATAAAGGCGCAAACGATAATGACCACATGATGATCCATTTAGACGGAGATACCGGAGTAGGTGGATTCAGAGGTGGAGTAATTAATGGATCTGACAAAAGAATAAAAAACACAATTTTAGATTTAAGCAAAAAGCAATCATCTGAGTTTATTTATTCTTTAAGAGCAAAATCGTATCGTTATAATTTCGAAAAGTATGGATTTCATCATGGCTTTATAGCACAGGATGTTTTGGAAAGTGTGGAAGAAGGATGGAATATTTGCCCTCAAATTTTCTCAAACGGTAACGGAGAAAAGTATTACGGACTGAATTATACAGAGCTGATCGCTGATCTGGTTGCCACAGTGCAGTTGCAGCATGAAGAGATAGAACAGTTAAAGGAAAAGGTGGAAAATCTATGATAAATGCAAAAATCCGGGAATTTGAAAACGACATTATCAATTATGTAAATTTGTGCGGGGATGTCCCGATCGAAGCTAAGTACCTGGTGTTTAAGGACATTCTATATCAGATCAAGGAAGAAGCAAACCGACAGGTTACAGTAGAACGGGAACAGATGAAGCTTGCAAAGGAAAGGGAGAGTGAGGATCATGAATAAAGCGCATATTGATATTAATTGGGAGAATTACCCGAGTGATGAAACACCGCTTAATGAAAGAAACCTCAATAAAATGGATGGCTCGATTGATATCATTGATGATCGTGTAATCACTCTTGATACCACGAAAGCCACAAAAGCAGAGGTAGCAACTCTTGTTGCAGACGTGACATTCGAGGAATCGACGGGAATTATCACAATCACGAAAAAGAACGGGTCCAAGGTTACGATCGATACGCAGATGGAGAAGATCGCTGTCAACTTCACTTACAATCCAACTACACAGCAGATTATCCTGACTCTGATTGATGGCACAAAACAGTACATAGATCTGTCAGCACTGATTACACAGTATGAATTTCTTGATTCTGATACAGTGGCATTTTATATCGATTCATCCGGCAAGGTGTCGGCAATCGTGAAAGAGGGAAGCATAGAGGAAAAGCATTTGGAACCGAATTATCTTGCCAAGATTAAGGTTGAGGCTGCAAAAGCCGAATTGAGCCAGAAAGCGGCAGCAACGTCTGAAGCCAATGCCAAAGCAAGTGAGAATGCCGCAAAAGCCAGTGAGACGGCTGCAAAAAAATCAGAGGACAATGCCAAGGCGTCCGAGACAGCGGCAGCGAAGTCAGCTACGGCGGCAGCGGCATCCGAAAGCAACGCAAAAGTCAGTGAGACATCCGCCAGTGAATCATCTGCCACAGCCACGGAGAAAGCATCATCTGCCAGTCAGTCAGCTGATACAGCAGCCGAAAAAGCAGATATTGCAACTCAAAAGGCTGCGGAGATCATCGGTAAAGCGGAATCTGCAGAAGAAAGTGCAACCAAGGCACAGAGTTATGCTGTTGGTGGTACAGGAAGCAGAGAGGGCGAGGATTCTGACAATGCCAAGTATTACTATCAGCAGGCAAAAGATGTATCAGAAGGACTTAAAGGTGGATTGCAGCCACACGGAACAGTTGCATTTGCAGATCTTCCGGTACTTGCGGATGTCAATGCCGGATGGATGTACAATATTTCAGATGAATTTACCACCACGGATGATTTCAAAGAGGGAGCCGGGAATGTAATTCCTGCCGGTGCAAACATTTACAAGACGGCAGATGAAAAGTGGGATGTGCTTGCCGGTACACCGGTAACCGGAATCAAAGGAGCAAAGGAAAAATCCTACCGACGTGGAAATGTTGATCTGACTGCAGCTAATATTGGAGCAGTTGCCATTGATGGGGATACGGCTGAGAATACCACAGCTTTTTCCGCAGCATCAGCAAGAGAAAATCTTAAAAGCGGTGAAAAGCATAATATTTTATTCGGAAAGATCGTAAAGTGGTTTGCGGATCTGAAAACAGTAGCCTTTAGCGGTAATTATAATGATTTGAGTAATAAGCCGACCATACCAACCGTCGTAAATAATAACACTACCACGGAAGCAGGCTACGCACTTGATGCAAGACAGGCAAATCCGAATGTGGATGGCAGTTTGGCGAAGCAGATAAGTACGTTAAACAGCGGTTTAATGCTTCGACCGATTTATCCCCTTTATACTGGTAGAATAGCTGTTTCTGGTACGCGCGACGTTCCATATGAAGTAACAAAGGATGGGTATATTCAGTTTTGGTATCAGGTTGATGATGATAAAAATAATAGTAACTGTGGAATAATCTGCTATATTGATGGAACCATCGTGCATGAATACTTTGAATATCACCAAGCAGGAGCGGCGAATGAAAATTACAGTGCACTTTTCCCTGTGTTAAAAGGTCAAACTGCTCAATTTCATATTATTACAGACAGTGTGGCACAATCGGTTATGATATATCATTACCCAGCCCGTGTTTGATATAAGGTTAAATAATATATCATTGCTATTTCCACCTTCCAATCGCAATGTAATGAAATACAGTGGTAGCAAAATCTATAAGATTCATTAAACCGCTGTTTTATGAACAAAGCGGATAACTTGGCACAAAAGAAAACCTATGTAGAAATATAATAAAATCAAGAGCCTAAGAGCCGATTACATGACCATGTGTTGTGTAGCCGGCTCTTTTGCATAAAGCCTACGGGCGGAAAGGAAAATTATGCACTTAAAATTCATCACAGATAACTGGCAGATGCATAATTTTCAACCAGTAATTAATTTTTTAACAAAATTTAAACTAATCAATCGACATTATGTGACAATAAGAAATTTACCTGTCGAAAATTGCGACCGAAAGAAATTGAATGTTTGCGGGAAAATTTGTAAAATAAAATTGTCCGATAAGGGCACTTCAAGTTCTGGCTGAGGGGCGGGATAAGGCGTTTTCTTGTCCCTCAACTACAAACGAGTTTGTAATTTGTAGCAATTTGTCAAATGGGGTTGACGGTATCGAACATAAGTTCTATAATTTGTTTATCGCTATCAGAAGTGCGGAATGATTGGAGGAAATCAATATGGGGGAAAACGAGGTTGAGAATGAAAACGTAAACGAATTTTACAAGGAAAAAATTTATGAATTGGTCGCTCATTGCGATAATGAGAGGTGGCTTAGAGCTATCTTAACGTTTATAAAAGAACTATTAAAGTAAAAGAAAGCCAAGGGTTTGCGCATTGCCCTTGGCTTTTCTTTACTTCTGACTTGTGATTGAATCAATGAATTTTTCCAATGCATTCCATCCGGTATCATCCATTTTCGATAACGCCACGATCAAACGTTTTTTAAAATCTGAATCTTCACATTTAAGTACGTCTGCGAGCATCTTTGAAATCTGCTCGTCTTTGGTTTCTGGGATAAACATTTCGCCGTTTCCAGTTCGTAACCAATCTTCATTGACATTTTCATTTCGTAACATGATTATATGTTGTTCTGTTACGTTTCTGCGTCCTGATTCAATATCAGAGACACCAGACTTGGTTATTCCGAGAATCTTTCCAAATTCTTCTTGGCTTTTTCCCATAGCCTTGCGAAGTTCTTTCATTCGCTCATTCATAATCTCACCTCTCTTTCTACATAGAACTATACCATACGCAAACAGAATTGTAAATAGAAAAAGTTCGCAAACGGAACAAAAACATGTTGACATAGTTCTGAAAGCGTGATATATTATACGCATACCGAACAAAAACAACATTAAAAGTTCGGCAGAAAGGAGTGATACGGTGAGCGAACAGGAAAAGAAAGTTGTTGAAAAACTCAAAGAAGCCATTCCAAAAATGAACGACTTTCAGAAAGGCTACGTTCTTGGCATGGTTGAGGGTTCTGCAAAAAAGCAGGAAAGTGAAGAAGACAATCAGAAAGGAGAAATGCAGTGAGAATTTTAAAAGAAATGCTCAACACGTTAAAGAGTATTGACGGTACACTAAAACGCATTGAGCAGTCCGTTTCAGAGGAGAAACAGCATGAAGTGATAAAAGAAGCTGTTTCTCATGCAATGGTTGGAGAAAGGTACGAACCTACTCCGAAAGATTTTTGACAGCAAAATCGTATGCCGATTTTAAATACAGAACTTCTTCGGATGACATTTCTGTATTTCCGCAAAGTGGAGCTTCGCGTTTGTCAATTTGATATTCTGAAAGTTTTGAACTGGCATATGTGACAGCTAAGTCATGAATTGTCTTTTCAATCATTGTAGCACCTCCCTTATTTGATGATAAGGGAATTATAACACGGAAAGGAGAAGAATGTCGAATAGCATTGAAGGATTAATAGATATCCTCCACCAGCAAATTGAAACACTGGTAGAGGAAAGCAAGAAAACATCTGATACGGAAACAAAAATTCACATTGCAGGCGAAATTGACCGTATTGCTGAAACGATTATTAGGACAGATTGGAGGCGTGAATGAGAAACTTTTATAGCGGTATCAGTAATGACAGAACGCAATTTTTGATAAATATGAATTGGTACAAAGACAATGAAGTAGAAACTTGTTTTAATTTGAGTAAAAATTTTCATGGGTTATGTGAAAAATGCAGTATTGATAAAAACGATTTTGAATTAGTATATTTAGAATTTAAATGGGTTGGTAATACATATTACCCACAAGAAAGTGATAAAAGCAAAGGACAACCAATTAGGGTATATAAAATTAAGACGTAAACAACAGAATTGGACAAGCTTAGGATTTATGCCGGTTGAGTATTGATACGATGCTAGATATGTTTCTTTCGATAGATTTTAGTTTTGAAAGATTTTTAATGCTTTTTAAATTACTTAATTTATGAACAGCACAACAATCAGAACTGGAAACATACCAAGCACAATCGCGGATGCAATCTCTAAAATCGTTAAGTGGACATTTGTTAATGGTTACCACCTCCTTGTGGAGGATTATAACACGGAAAGGAGTTGGAGGAAACGGAAGAGTTAAAACAAGCAAAAATGCAGACACCCATTGAAATTGCGCTCGGTGTCGATGAAAACGGAATGACTACAGCAAAGAAGTTGTATGAGTTCTTAGAAATGGATAAAAGCCATTATTCCAGATGGGCGAAAGCGAATATTGTAGACAATGAATTTGCTACTGAAAATGAGGATTATTTTTACTCGCCATCAATGGCGAATGAAAGTAGCAGAGGAAATTTTGCTGATGATTATAAACTCACAGCCCATTTTGCAAAGAAACTTTCTATGAAAGGGAATGGAGCGAAAGCAGAAGAGGCACGAGATTATTTCACGACCTTGGAAGAGCGTGTGAAACAAAAGGTAATCGACCTCAATCAGTTATCACCAGAGTTGCAGATGTTCCAGAAGATTTTCAATTCTGTAGCAGAACAGCAGTTAGAACAGAAACGGCAGGCAGAGCAGTTAAACCATGTGGAACAAAGAGTTGAGAGCATCCGAGAAGTGGTTGCACTCGATACAACATCATGGCGTGATGATACCGGAAATATTTTAAGAAAAATCAGCATGGAACTTGGTGGCGGACAGGCATACAGCCAAGTAAGAGCCGAAAGCTACGAACTGTTATCAAAGCGGATGGGTGTGAATCTGAAGCAGCGGCTGACTAACAAGCGCAGGAGAATGGCTGACGAGGGTATCTGTAAATCAACCAGAGACAAATTATCCTATGTGGATATTATTGCAGAGGATAAGAAGTTGATCGAGGGATATACAGCTATTGTGAAGGAAATGGCAATCAGATACGGAGTTGGAAAGGATTAACAGGAGGTATTTATGGATAGACAAATGAACATTGCTTTAAGAAAGACATTAGATCAGATCGGCGTAAAACACAGCCTTAAGGGTTACGGTTACATAATAAGTGCGGTTGAGAAATGTCTTGAAAACAGAAGTAAACTTATCAACGTTATTAAAGGACTCTATACTGAAATCGCAGAAGAAAACGGCGATACAGTCTGGAGAGTAGAAAGATCAATCCGGCACGCGATAGAAGTTACTTGGACAAATGGCAATACAAATGCGATCAACAAAATTTTTGGCTATACGGTTTCAGTGGAAAAAGGAAAACCGACAAATTCAGAGTTTATCGCATTAATAACAGATTTTGTTTCCTTGTATGGTGATGAGATTGCCAATGGTTCCTATAAGTGGTAGGAGTGAGGTGTCTATGAAGAAATTAGCAAAGGTAATTGAAATGATAGGCACCGTTGTTTTTCTGTTTTGCATCTGCATTGATGCAACGGAGTATCCGGTTACTGCCATACCTGTATTGATTGGATTGCTTCTTATTTATATAGGAACAAAAATAGATGGGGAGTGGCAGGAGTATACAGAAGAGATCGTAGATTACGATTACAGAAGTGAGTCTGATGACGATGACGGTATTACCTATATCACATTTGACACAGATTACAGCAAAGAAAAAGAAAAGGAATCATCCCAACCGACCAAAGCAGAATGATTCCAGTTCAAGCAATAGCATAAGCTATTTGCGCCTATTTTAGCACGAGAAAAGAGGAAAATCAAATATGGATGAAAAAATGAAAAACAATAATGTTTTACTTACCGGGAAAATTGTTTCAGAACCGGAATATAGCCATGAGGTATATGGAGAACAGTTTTACAACCTGTTTCTTGATGTGAACAGAAAAAGCGATATTGCAGATGTGATTCCACTGACAATTTCAGAAAGATTATTTGACGTGAGTAAGGAATGCATTGGAACTGTGATAAGCGTTTCCGGTCAATTACGTTCTTTTAATCGGCACGAAAAGAGCAAAAATCGTTTAATATTGTCTGTTTTTGTTCGTGATATTGAAATAATCACTGATGAGTATGACAACGAAAATGAAATCATGCTTGATGGGTTCATCTGCAAAGATGTTGTTTACCGGAAAACACCGCTTAAAAGAGAGATCGCAGATCTTTTGATTGCAGTCAACCGCTCCTACGGAAAATCAGATTATATCCCATGTATCTGCTGGGGTAGGAATGCGAGATTTGCATCTACGTTTCCGGTTGGGACTCATGTGCAATTTATTGGACGTATTCAGAGTCGTGGGTACATCAAGAAATATGAAGATGGAACAGAGGAACAGCGGACAGCCTACGAGGTGTCTGTAAGCAAAATTAATGTATTAGAGGAGGAAAATTAAGATGGCAGAAAATATGATTACAATTCCGGTAGAGGAATATGCAGATTTGATCGCAAGCAGGACAAAGTTACATACAGCCTGCAAATTGATAGCAAACGAGCACAGGAAAGATGTTGAGTTGTTTGGTTTAAAGTCAACATCAATCAATTCAGAGTTGATCGAAACTGCGCTCGGATATGTTGAAGATAAAACATCTCTTGATGCTGCATTTGAGAAATATAGAGAGAAAAAGGAGTGTGAAGCAAAATGAAAATGATTTTAAAATCGCTCCATATTGAAAATTTCAAAGGTGTAAAGGATAAGACATACGAATTCGGAAAGACAACAAGGGTTTCCGGCATGAACCGGAGAGGAAAGACCACAATCGGGGCGGCGTGGTACTGGCTGATGTCTGATAAGAACTATGAACTTGTAAGTAACCCAAACATTAGACCGGACAATATAGAAGATTGCATTCCAACCGTTACTGCAGATGTTGATGTGGACGGAAAAGAGATTACTCTTTCCAAGATGCAGAAACGCAAAGTCGGAAAGCCGGATGCAAATGGAGTTTCAAAAGTTACGATCACAAATATATATGAGATTAATTCTGTGCCTAAGACAGAACGTGATTTTAAGGCATATCTGGAAGAATTAGGGTTTGATTTTGACAAATTCCTCATTTGTTCGCACCCGAATGTATTTACAAAAGACTTGTCGTTGAAGAAAAAGCAGGATGAAATGAGAAAATCATTATTTGCTATGGCAAGTAAAAAAACAGATTTAGAGATTGCGCAAATGAATAAAGAAACTGCGGATGTTGCCAAATTGCTTGAATCCTACAAATTTGAAGAGATTGAAGCCATGAACAATGCTTCCAAGAAGAAAGCAGTTGAACAGTTAGATGTGATTCCTAATCAGATTATCGGTCTGGAGAAAGCAAAGGTTGATATTGATGTGGCGGAGCAGGAGTTGGCAAAGGCTGATCTGGCAAGAAAGATTGCGGAGATAGACGGTAAGATTGCAAATACCGGAAGTACCATTGGAGATTTGAGAAGCAGAGAAATGCAGTTGCAGTTCGATATGTCCGGCATCATGCAGACAATGAGCCGTGAATTAGATGATAAACGCAGAAAACTTGATGATGCCATTTTTGATACTGTTAGAAATGTCGATGATGTGCTTCGTCAGATTCGGAACATAAAAACTCAGATCGCAGATAACGAAAAGATTGTTTCTGATGCCGATGCTGAACGTAAGGCTCTGGGCGTGAAATACAATGCGGAGAAAGCCAAAGCGTTTGATGAAGCACCATATCAGTTCGATGAATCTAAGTGGGTATTTGACGATTCTACGACTGTTTGCTCTTTGTGCGGACAGAAACTGCCGGATGATAAAATCGAGCAGATCAAGTCAGATTTTGAAGCGAGAAAGGAAAAAGCAAAGGAAGATTCATTTAGAAAGCTTGCTGATGCGAAAAGGAATTTTATTGAACAGACAAATTCAAATATGGAAAATATCAAATCCAAAGGCTTTGAACAGAAACGCATCATCGAGGATTTGACCAAAAAGAATGCAGAGTTGCAGCAGTCTGTTGAATCCTTGGAGAAACAGGAGCAGGAAACACTTGCGAAGAAAGAAGAACTTTCCAAGCAGTTATTAGAACTTCCGGAAGAAGCTGATTATTCGCAGAATGAGGAATATGTGAAGCTGAAAACCGAACATGACGAGATTCTTGCCAAAATCGAAAAGTTGGAATCAGAGGGCGCAGACAGTGTCGTTGGTGAACTGAAAGCCGAGAAATCAGATTTGCAGTCACAGCTTGATGAAGTGAATAAGATTATCGCACAGGCTGAAAATAATATCCGCATTGATGAGCAGATTGCAGATATGCAACAGAAACAACGCGAATATGGACAAGCAAAGGCAGATGCCGAGAGGATTCTTTATCAGCTCAAAGAAGTTTCAAAACGAAAGAATAAGCTGCTTGTTGAAGAAATCAATCAGCATTTCGGTATTGTACGTTGGAAGTTGTTCGATTTCCAGAAGAACGGAGAATATAAGGAAGTTTGTATTCCTACGGTACTTGATGAAGAAACCGGCATTTATAAGGTATTCGGAGATACGACAAACACTGGCAGAGAAATTGAAGCAAAGTTGGATATTTGCAACAGTTTTCAGAAGTTCTTTGATATGTATGTCCCAATCTTCCTTGACGGTGCAGAAAGTATCAATGACGAATATGTGCCGGTCGTTGATACGCAGTTAATTCTTTTGAGCGTTTCAGAGGACAAGCAGTTGAAAGTCGAGGGAGTGTAAATGTCAAGAGTAGGAATCGGGAACAACTTCACACAGCCGGATGCACGGTGTATGTCATGCAAGCGTTGGAAGAGTGCAAGTAAGAGAGGATTCTTTGATTTTGCGGAATCCGGACATTGTTCTCTTTCGTATTGTGAGAGAGACGCAAGAAATAAAGGAAAGAGAGGTATGCATAGATGAAAATTAGACTTTCTACAGGCGGAATGAGTATTGCCGTTGATGTTGGAGATAAAGCGAATTATCTCTTTACCCGAATTGCTAATCAGTTGATTTGTAATGCGATTGGAGATACCGAAGCAGAGAGAGTTGTTGAAAAGCTGAAAGAAAATGCACAAAAGAAAGAGATGCCTGCAATGCGAAGTCTGCATGATGAACCAAAATCCGGTACCGAGGAAAAAGTTACAGAAGAGTATCACGGATTGACATATAAAGGATTCATCTATTGGAAATGTAAGAAATGCGGAGCGATAAGAGGTTTCTGCTTGAAGAAAGAGAGCAAAGGCATCCATTGCATGAATTGCGGAGATGATTCACTTTTTGATGAACCATTGAAACCACTTTATGCAAAATGCGAATGTGGTCAGCATTTTAAGTATATGACAAATATGGATGATGAAATGTTCGATATGGATTGCGTTGAATGTGGCGCACCGATTCCTATTAAGTGGAACGGACACGAGAAATGCTACCAGACAATCAGAAATTAGAAAGCGAGGTATCAGAATGAACTACATAAAAGCAAAATACCCAAACAGCACACGCAGTTACACCTTTAAGACCGAGGATAATGTAAAAGCCGGTGACACGGTTGTAAATGCAAAAGGTGCAAAGCTGACAGTTACGGATGAATCGGTGGATATGAAATGGGTGGAAACCTACGGTGCTGATAAGGTGGCGGTTGTGAAGAAGTTTGAGGAAAGCGAGGAAAAACAGTGAAACTTTATTTTTATGGACTTAATTCGGACGGAATCTCCGTCACAGAAGTGGAAGTGATTGAAAAACCAAAGACATATTATCCAGTTGATAAGAAAAGAGGTTTTCCAAATTGCATGAGCTTTGTTAGAAAAGAGGACGAAGGGAAAATTACTGGCTATTATGAAAATATTTTCCTTACAAAGCCGAATTTCGATTATGCAAAGGAAAAGTTTAGAGAAGCCGCAGAAAAGGAACTTGAATCGGCAAAAGAAAAGTTTGAAATAGCAGAAAACAAATTAAAAATCATCATGGAAAGTGAGGAAAAATAATTATGGCAGAAACAAAAAAACAGGAAGTAGCAGTAGCAGAGGAAAAGAAAGAGGTTGCGCACAGCAACAAAGTTACAGATTACAGTCTTGGAATTTTCGGAACATCAGATAATTTCATCATGGCAATGCAGATGGCAAAGGCACTGGCAAGTTCCACAATCGTTCCGCAGACATTCCAGAAGAACGATGCGAACTGTCTGATTGCCATTGAACAGGCACAGCGGTTAAGAGTTAGTCCACTGATGGTTATGCAGAATCTGTATGTTATTCAGGGTAGACCGAGTTGGAGCAGTAAGTTTCTGATTGCTGCAATCAATAATTCCGAAAAATTTGATATGGAATTGCAGTTTGACGAAGCAAAGGACAAGAACGGCAAGCCATTCTCATGTACGGCTTGGACTATGAAAAATGGTCGCAGGGTTGAGGGCATGGAAGTAAATATGGATATGGCAAAAGACGAGGGTTGGCTTGGCAAGAACGGTAGCAAATGGAAAACCATGCCGCAGTTAATGCTTCGGTATCGTGCCGCATCTTTCTTCTCCAGTCTGAATTGCCCGGAGCTGACAATGGGATTATATACGAAAGAGGAAATGCAGGACAACGATTTCAAGGAATATCCAATGGAAGATTTGCAGGAGCAGGTTAAGAGAGATATTGCCGAAAACGCCAATTCAGAGGATTTTGTTGCAGATGCAGAAGCAAAAGAAGTTGAGAGTGCGGCAGTTGAAACGGAAGTTGTTGAGCAGGCAGAAACAGACGAGAATGTGCCAGATTTCATGAAGGATTAGAGGTGGACGCATGAATCTTCCAAAGTCTGAATTGAGCAAGCAGGAAGCATTGCAATTATGGAATACATATCATTCGGAGTATGCAAAGGAGCAAATGATTCTTGCCAACTATGGGATTGTTTTCTCTGTCATGCAGAATTTAAGCATTCCGGTAAATGATGAAGATATGTTTCAGACCGGAATTGTTGGATTGCTAAAGGCTATTAATACATTCGATTCTTCCAAAGGATATAATTTTTCAACCTATGCTTTCACTGTCGTGCGAAATGAACTGCTTATGTCATTCAGAAAGAGTAAAAAGTCGGTAAAAGCAGCGTTCTCTTTGGATGATAACGTAGACATAGGAAATGGCGAAATTGTTCCATATGCCGAACTGATGGCGGACGGTAGGGATCACGAGAAAGATGTGATAAATTCTATACTTGTTCAACAGATTTTTGGAACGCTGAATTTGAGAGAAAAGCGTATTTTCATAATGTTCTTTGTAGAAAACAAGACGCAATGCGAAATATCTAAAGAGATGAAATTGTCACAGTCATATGTTTCCCGAATTATTAAGAATATGGGAAGAAAAGAAAAACACAAGGAAAGGAATACAATATGAGAGTTATATCACAGGACGGAACAATTGATGTGCCTTATGAGCAGGTTGTTATTCAGCGTTTTAATCGAGTAATATACTTTCTTAATAAAAATTTAACTGGTGTGGAGTCAGTTTCGAACGATATGGAAATGGCTTCATATTCTACCGAAGAAAAAGCCGAGAAAGCTATGGAAGACCTGCAATATACGTATGCATGCCGTAATATGGTGATGTTCGACAAAGAAAAAGCTATTTATATTCCGAACGATAAAATAACTAAAGCCGTTATTGGCGGTGTCTTTCGCTTTCCGGCAGAGGAAGAATTGGAGTAGCCTATGGAAATTATGTCAGTCTTAGAATCCGTGCAGAAAGGCATGGAAGATAACATTTACAATTTCTGTAAAGACGGAAAATGTAGCCAATGCGGTAACTGCTGTTCCAACCTCTTACCGATGAGCAGAAAAGAAGTAGATACCATTCGCAGATATATCCGTAAGAACCATATCAAAGAGTGCAAACACCTGCTTCCTACTGCGAAACACCCGTATGATATGACTTGTCCTTTTCTTGATACGGATAAGAGTTGCGAGAAATGCAGAATCTATCCGGTTCGACCGGAAATCTGCAAGCAGTTTATCTGTGACAATGAGCAGAGGGCAAAGCATAATCGGGCATTGTTGGGGCAGACGAGACAGATTGTTGATGTAAGGAGTGAGTTTTATCCATGAGAGTAGGTCTGATCGACGTGGACGGTCATAACTTTCCGAATTTGCCATTGATGAAATTGTCGGCTTGGCACAAACAGCAAGGTGATACAGTTGAATGGTACGAGCCGTTAATGCATGGATTCCCCAATCCGCCACTTGACAAGGTATATATGTCAAAGGTATTCAGCTTTACACAAGACTATCAATATTTTGTTAATGCAAATGAAGTTATCAAAGGCGGTAGTGGTTACTGTATTGGCCTTGTAGACGGAAAGGAAGTTTTTGACAAGTCGAAGGATATCGAGTTGCCTTATGAGGTAGAGCATATTTATCCAGATTACTCAATTTATGGAATTACCGATACCGCATACGGTTTTCTTACAAGAGGTTGTCCGAGAGGTTGTGATTTCTGCCATGTAAAAGTGAAAGAGGGTTTATGTAGTCGTAAGGTCGCTGATTTATCAGAGTTTTGGAACGGTCAGAAGAATATTGTATTGTGCGATCCGAACATTCTTGCTTGCAAGGATTGGAAGACGTTGTTGCAACAGTTGGTAGACAGTAAAGCCTGGGTAGACATAAACCAAGGATTGGATATAAGACTTATGACAGAAGAAAAAGCAGAATTGATTAAGCAGATGAAAATCAAGGAACTGCATTTTGCTTGGGATAGATATGAGGATAAGGACATTATTATTCCAAAACTGAAATTGTTTAAAGAAATCACTCAAATTGATATTCGGAAACTGATTGTATTTGTACTTTGCAATTTTGATACAACAATCGAGCAGGACTTAGAACGCATCTATGTTCTTAGAGATTTAGGATATTGGGCGTATGTAATGCTTTACGACAAGGAACATATACCAAAGAATAGCAAATTAAGGAAAATGGCACGTTGGGTAAACATGAGAAGTGTGTTTGCTACCGTTCCAAAATTTGAAGATTATTTGAGAAAGTGAGGTGGTTTAATGTTCTTAAGATGTTGCGGTTCCGGAAGTTCGGGTAATTCCTATGCCTTAATTGCAGACAATGGAGAAATTCTTGCAATTGAAGCCGGATGCAAGTTTCTTGATTTTGAGAAGATGATTGATTGGAAAATCTCGAACGTTGTCTGTTGCATTGTGACCCATGAGCACCTAGACCATGCACGATACATAAAAGACTTTATGAAAGCCGGTATTCCAGTTTATACAGCCTTTGAAACGCAATCAGCATTGGAAACCATTACCGGAGAATGTACAATAGCCATTTCGCCACGCACAGCACGGCAAATCGGCAGTTTTTCGGTAACACCGTTCAATGTGCCGCATGATACAAAAATTGAGTGCTACGGCTATTTAATCGAGCATGAGGAAATGGGGCAGTTGTTGTTCTTAACGGACTTAGAATACTGCAAGTATAATTTTTCAAAGCTGAACATTGAGCATATCATGGTTGAAGCTAACTATGACATGGAACTTGTAGACCGAGACGAGCCGAACTACGAACACCGCCTGCGAGGTCATATGAGCCTTGATACGGCACTTAAATTTATTTCTACTAACGATAACCCGACATTGAGAAATGTCGTTCTAATTCACTTATCAGATAAAAGCGGAGATCCCGCACTATTCAAACAAAAGACAGAAGAAACAATTAAATACGGAGCAGATGTTTATATTGCAGAAAAAGGATTGGAAGTTGATATGAACCTTTGTCCGTTCTGATGGTTGCAACACCTTGGCGAAAGCCTAAAAGAAACCCATTCATGCGGTATCTGAAATTTTGGCAAGGAATTTAATATATCACAAACATTTTATCAAAAGCCATGAGATATCTTTGGCGGTTGCTAAAAGTGACCGCCAGAAAGGAGAATACGTGTTAATAATTGAGGATAAAGGACAGAAAGAGGGCTTACATATCCTTAAGAATAGATATTTCAAAAGCCACGATATGGAAGTCTTGCGTGCACCATTACCGGTTGGAGATTACATAATTGCCACGGATAAGGTAATGGATGTGATTAAGCGCAAGACAGCGCGAAAGATGGAACTTAAAAAGATGGATTTTCTTGGCACATATGATGTTTCCGTTGACACGAAAAAGGACATGCAGGAAATTGTAGGGAACATCTGTGGAAAAGCACATATGCGATTCCGTGACGAGTGTATTTTGGCGCAGAACAACGGAATTAAGCTATATGTGCTTATTGAAAATACAGACAAGGTGTATTCCGTCAATGATGTATTTACATGGCATAATCCTCGAGTGGACCGGTATAACAATATTGCATATATGCACACACTTGGAAAATTGCTGAATGTATCGCTACCGAAAACAAAGCCGACATCTGGCAAGGTATTGGCAAAAGCTATGTTGACAATGCAACTTAAGTATGGCGTTGAGTTCGTATTTTGTCGCCCGGAAGATGCTGGGGCAAAGGTTATTGAATTGCTTGGAGGTAGTGAAAATGGCGGAGAATAAGCGGTATTACTGGCTTAAACTGATGGATGATTTCTTTGATAGCAAACGAATCAAAAAACTCCGAAAGATGGCTGGTGGCGATACATATACGATCATCTATCTTAAGATGCAGTTGTTGTCGTTGAAAAAAGGTGGCTATCTGGAATATTCCGGATTGGAAGATGAATTTTACAAAGAAATTGCCCTTGATATTGATGAGGATGAAATCAACGTACAAGTAACGATTCAGTATCTTCTTTCCTGCGGATTGATCCAGACAGCCGACAATATCGAGTATCTTATGCCTTTTGTGCAAGATAACTTAGGAAGCGAGACGGCAAGCACTCGTAGAAGTCGTAAATCTAGGGAAAATGCACAAAAAGCGTTGCAATGCAACAGTGGAACAACGGAGTGCAACATTTTGCAACAAAATTGCAATGTAGAGATAGATATAGAGAAAGATATAGATACAGATATAGAGATAGAGAAAGAAAATACAAAAGAAAGCATACTTGATTTGGACTTTGACGCGGAATGGGGATGGGAATACACGATCAATGCATATCCAAAGAAAACGTCGTTAACGTCTGCCAAGGTAGCATGGATGGACAAGCTTTTAGAAGTTATCGAACCGAACAGAAAAGCCGTTGCAAAGCTGATATATGAGGCTACAGTGGCATATGTTACTGACTATATAGAGAAGAATCCGGATGATACGAATTATCGCTACATACCAAAATACGGAGACTGGCTGAAAGAGGACTGCGATTACTGGATTCGCCAAGTAGAGAAACGAAAGCGAGGTGATGACAGTTGACAGAAGCAGAAATTGGAGTGATCGGATGTGTATTGATTGACAATGATTCCATGTACAAGATTTACAACAAATTGAAGCCGGAAATGTTCAGCTCTGAATTTTGTCAAGATGCTTTTGCTGAAATGCTTGCCATGTATGATCGTGGAGAAAACATTAATGTCGTTTCACTGTCTCAGACACTTGAAAACCACAAATGGGAGCCGGAAATAATTGCAAGCGAATTGAAAGAATGCATATCTGTTACCCCGGTCTCAACGGCAATAAAAAGCTATGCGGATGCAGTCATTAAGGATTGGCGGGCAAGGGAAACAAAAAGCCTTTTCCAGAGAGTGAGCCTTAGACCATGTGATATTGATAATTCGATCGCGGAAGTTCTTACAAGGCTTGAAGAAATCCAAGTTAATCAGTTGAAGAAATCTAAGTTGATGAAGCAAATCGTATCAGAGAACAAAGATAAATACTTCAATGATGATGTTGGAGAGGACAGGGTAAAGACAGGATTTTACCATCTTGACGATTGCCTTGGCGGTCTTGAAGGCGGAGACATTACAGTTGTTGCCGCGAGACCGGGAGTTGGTAAGTCTGCTATTGTGGCACAAATAATCGAGAATATGGCAAGAAAAGGCTATAACACTTGTTACTACAACATGGAGATGAACAACAGTCAGATTTATGAAAGGTTTGTTTCAAGAATGTCAAAGATTGGTCTGACAAGAGTTCGCAGGGCAAAGGCTTTTCTTGGTGGAGAGAAAGAAGCATTTGACAAGGCAAATGATGAGCTTGAAAAATATCCGATCACAATTGACGATCAGACAAATGTTATTGAGGAAATAAGAACGCAATGCAGGCATCAAAGATATGACGTGATCGTAGTTGACTATCTGCAATTGGTACGGTGTAACCGGAAGTTCGATAACCGTGCATCCGAAGTCGGGGAAGTTTCGAAGCAATTCAAAGCACTTGCGAGAGAGCTTCACGTTCCGATCATCCTATTGTCACAGCTTAACCGAGTATCGGAAATGAATGCAACGAAAGAGCCTACAATGTCCGAATTAAGAGAATCCGGAGATATTGAGCAGGATGCTTCCAATATTATTCTTATGTGGAATTTGGATGAAGACAGAAAATTTAAAGGCTTGAAAGTTGAAAAGAATCGACAGGGTACACCGATTAGAGAAGTTGTTCAGTTTGAAGGTGATCGTATGGAATTTATCGAGCGAACCGAAACCATTGAACAGATTCAAGCACGGATGCGACAGAAAGACGGTTTCCGAGAAGTATGTGGCAGCACACCATTTGATTAAAAGGTGAATGATTATGGCAAGTAAGAAATTTGAAAAAGGTTCCGAAGAATGGCAGTTTTTCAGTGATTATTACAAATTTCGGCAGCAGTTCTATGAAGCTGATAACGGAGATGATTGGTTTGATGAGATGATGCATATGGGCGAATTACTGATTGAAAAGTACGAGCATACAAATATATCAAAATATGTTCAGAGCCTTGTATTTAGTCATTTTGAAGATGTTGAGAGGAGATGGAAAAGCAAATGAGTAATGCATTAGCGAGAAAGAAAAAGCTGATGCAACCACTTGGGTATTCCAAAAGTGAACTGATTGGAATACAGAAATATGCCAAGGCACAGAACAATGCGGACTATTTGATTACAGAATCTTATTATAACGTTCGCATGATGGCATACCAGGCACTTCATGATAAGTTCGGATTCGGACACAAAAGAATCATAAAGGTTGAGCAGACCATTGATGCATATGTGGAGAATGCAAAGGATGGAACGACAGGCGAGGAACTTTGTTTTTATCTGAAAGATAAATGCAAGATTGACGTGAGAGAGGAAACAAATAAGATTCCGTATCGTGAGAGTTTTTATCTGGTAGAGAGAAAGATTGCACCAAACTGCATGATACAGGCAAATAAGTTTTTGCTGGCACAGGTATTTAATTATTTTGCAATGTTGGGTGTCTGCCTTAAAACACAGTTTAAATTTTCGGCAAATCAGATCAGACAGGTTTATGAGAGAATCAGATATTTGATTAACTGCCTTGCTACTGGATATGAAACTATGACAGGAGTTGCAAGTGTACTGGAATGGGAATGTAAGTACATTGATAAGCGGTTTATTGGAAAGACGTATGAAATATAGGAGGAATGGTTGATGGACAAGTTAGTTGTGGAACTGCAGGATGGATATTTTGTGGAGATTGATTCTCTGAATCACACCCTGAGACAGAGATATGCCGGACAGGATAAGGACGGCAATGAAAAAGAAAGCGTTCGAACAATCGGATATTTTGGAGACATGAAACAGTGCGTCAAGGCTTTGTTAGAGCGTTATCCGAGGGAGTTATCTGAAAAAGCACAGATTTCCTTTAGTGAATACTTAGAACTGTTGGATAAGGCTTATACGAGGTCAGAACAACTTGTAAACAGTCTTGGAAAATGACGGAGGTATAAATTGCACAGAGAAAGCGAAGAGAGACGCAGAATCATAGCAGAGATGGAAAACCGTCAGACGAGAATACCAAAGCATCCAAACCCGGATGCATTGAGAGATTTTAAGGAAGTACCGTATCAGTTGCGGTATGGGAAGGAGAAGAAATGCTGAATAGAGAAAAATATGCGGAAGAGATTATGGATATTGCATGTGAAGGAGGCAATATTGCGTTAATTAATGGGAAACTGGAAAAATGCAGGGGAGTCTGCGATAAATGCGATTTTTGCGATAATGACATTAGAAATGCTGGTCGTTGCAGAGAAAAAGCAAAAGAATGGGCGAACGGCCAGTATGTTGATTGGAGCGAAGTTCCAGTCGATACACCGATTTTGGTCAGAGATTCTGAACTTTTTGCGTGGAGCAAAGAACATTTTGCAAAATATGAAGATGAAACGGTTTATACATGGGATTACGGAAAAACGTCATGGAGCACATACGACGGTAAAATGAGTAGCTATAAATATGCTATGTTACCAGAAAGTGAGGATCAGAATGAAAATAAGCAGAATTAGAAGCCTGATAGCTGAATCATTAACAGAAGCCTGCGGATATTCACCACTAACGAAAGTGATTTCGGAGGAAGAAATCAACAGGATTTTGGAGCAGGAAAGCGGATGGATTCCATGTAGTGAGAGATTACCGGAAGAACCGGAAGAAAATTCGTTATTTGAGTGGAAATGTCTTGAAGTGTATTTAGTAACAACAAAATACGGAAGTAACGCGCAAGACAAGGTATATCCATTTAGAGCATTCTGGAATGGAATTAATTTTACGGATGGAATGAATATTTTGGACGTTATCGCTTGGATGCCACTGCCGGAGCCATACAGAGAAAGTGAGGAATGATATGAAAGATGGAATACATCCAGAAGGATATGCAGTAACAAGAAAAAAGACCAATGCAGACCGGATTCGGAACATGACGGATGAGGAGTTGGCAGAAATATTTGCACAGTACAATATTTCACTGGATAAAGATGGTTGGCTCGAATGGCTTCGGGCAGAAAGTGAGGGATAGCATGGAGAGGTTAACATATGTGGCAGAGAATGGAGAAGTTTTATTTCATCCAGCAGATTTACCGGATGATGAAGGAATTACCATTACCCAGCTTGCGAAAGATGGAAGATACAAAGCCCTGGAAGAGATTGCGGAAAGACTTGCAAATAGAGAGCAAGCCGAAGAGCTGGGATTGCCGTGCAAGGTTGGAGATATCGTTTGGGAAATTAATGCAGAAAGAAAAAGAATATCAAAATTTGTGATTGAATCAATCACCATCTACCCGTGCAACGTTATTCAATTTAATTGGACGCTGCTTGAAGGGATTTGTAAAAATGTTGCAGGCTTCTCGAAAACAGAACTTGGAATAACAGTATTCCTTACCAGAGAGGAAGCCGAAGCCAAGTTGAAAGAAATGGAGGAGGAAAGCGATGTATTGTGATGGAAGATGTCAGTATTTGAACGAACGTAAACACAAATGTGAGCTGACCGGAGAAAAATTGACTTACATGAAACAGACCGGAAGTATTTCTTTCTCCGTGCATGAACACATAGGAGTTTGTAAAGGAAGAAAGGTGGATCGTAATGGGAGACGTAGTTAAACATATACCGAAAGATGATCTGTGCCCGTTCTGTAGAAAAAGGAAATCAACGTTGTTGTGTGACATGCCTGTAAATACAGTTATTACACATGCACGGGGAAGCGGATTTAAAAGTTATACCATGACCTGTGATAAGAAAATCTGCACGGAATGCACCACAAGAGTGAACGGGTTTGATTTCTGCCCGGATTGTGTGAAGAGGATCAAGATAACACCGAAGGGAGCGAAAGAGTGATGGAGAATAGATATTTATACCGTGGAAAGCGGATTGATAATGGGGAATGGATACAAGGATATTTATATGGTATCTGGGAGAGAAGATATATCCTATGGGGAATGACCAATGATATCCCGGACATGGTCGAGGTAGACCCAGCCACCGTCTGCCAGTGCACCGCAATGCCCGATAAGAACAAAAAGCTGGTGTTTGAACATGATATAGTATGGGATTCTGACGAAAGAGCTTTTTACGAGATTATCTGGAAGCAAGAGGATATGTGTTGGAATGTTGAAGATGCAGACGGTCACAAATCTGAGTTTGAAGAATGCTATGGAAGCACAATTGAAGTTAATGGTAACAGATTTGACAATCCGGAACTGTTGGAGGTGCAGAAATGATTAAAGGTAAAAAAGTAACCATGAATGATAAGTATTATGTATCGGAGAAGAATAAAGGCAAGGTATTTAAGGTTGTCAGCGAGCCGTACAACATGTGTGGAACGATGGTTGTTAAATTAGAAGGATTTGCCGGATGCTATGCCTTGGATGGGTTGACGGAGGTGCCGGAATGACAGAGAATGAAGCAATCGACGAATTAAATGCGTCTATAGATTTAGCGAAGATGTGTACGGAAAATCTTGAAAGGAAAAGAGAAGTGCAAGGTTATGAAACAGCAATCAAAGCCCTTGAAGAAATCCAGCAGTACCGAGCAATCGGAACGGTGGAAGAATGCCGGGCGGCGATGGAGAAGCAAACGGCAAAGAAAGGAATAAGGGAAAAGATAAAGAAAGGATACAATAGAGGAATGCATCACTATTATTGTCCTGTTTGTTACGAGAAGGGAGATTTAAGAAACAAGTATAATGTCGGGTCATATTGCAGTAACTGTGGTCAGAAATTAGATTGGAGCGATAAAGAATGAGTGAAGAATTGAAACCATGCCCGTTTTGTGGCAGTACAAAACTAAAGATAGACAAAAAATCTGTTTTGGACAGGCACACAGGGCTTGGAGTAAGACTTGAAAGACATACATATTCAGTTAGGTGCAATGTATGTCATGCAAGAGGTAGAAGTATTGGAGGTATTGTCGTTGATGAAAGAGATGCCTTAGCGAACTGTTATAAACATACAACAGATAAAGAATTGGCGAAAAGAGCAATAGCGGGATGGAACAGGAGGACGAGCGATGAGACTGATTGATGCTGATGCACTAAAGAAAGATTTAAAATCGGTTACTTTAAGCAATGGAACTTTAGTAAATACAAATGCAGTATTGTATTTACTAGAAGAATATCCGACGGCTTATGATGTAGACAAGGTTCTGGAACAGTTGGGAAAATTGAAGAAAGCAGAGCAGGACAGACCAGATGATTGCGACGAGGACGGATGCGGAGACGGCGAACAGATCTACGATGATGGGAGAAGCCAGGGAAGATTTGAAGCATTTGGCAAAGCAATCCAGATTGTGAAAGGCGGTGGTGTAGAGTGACAAGCATAGAATTATGTAGAATGTGTACCGAGTATTCTGCGGACACAAGATGTGAGCATAAAAAGGATTGCAAATTGCAGAAGATTTTGACAGCTTTTTGGCATGAGACGTAGATGATATCAGGGATTGTTCAGATTAAGGAGAATATGTCGTCATGCTCAACGCTGATGGTACACCGAAAATCTGGCGGGGAAAAGAATAAAATATTGGAGGATAGTGGCTTATGAAGTTTTCAAAACTGACTAAGCCAGAGCTTGAAACAATTATTGAAAACGCCAATTTCACGGAGCAGGAAGAAGAAATATTTTATCTTCTTGCCCGTGGACTTATTTCAAAAGAAATAGCCATGAGACTATGCGTATCAACAAGAACAGTGGAAAGAAGAATTTTTGATATTAAACAGAAAGTAAAAAAGTTAGAAGGTGAGTTAAACGGGAAATCTTTCAAATAGTGAGTTGTTGAATATTGCCATCGAAAATGGTATTATCAACATAGACACCATTCAGAAAAAAATTGAAATGAACGAAAGGAAAAAATTTATTGAAAAACACACTTACAGCATTTGGCAAGGAAAAGATGGAAAGTTTTACACATATTTGCCAGATGAAGATAATAAGAGAGGAAAGAGACTTGTAAAGAGAACATCTGAAAAAGCAATTGAAGATGAAATAGTAAAGTTCTATAAAGCCAAGGAGGATGAACCTACAGTTATTCAGGTATATTCTAATTGGATTTCTGAAAAACTTGAATATGGTGAAATAACAAGACAGACAAAGGACAAGTACGAGACAAATTTTAAAAGATTTTTTGAAAATAAGTATTTGCCGATTGCAAATAGAAAAATTCGGTACATTGATGAAGAAATATTGGAATCATTCATAAAAACAGCTATTTCAAAACTGGAACTTACGCAAAAAGCTTATTCTGATATGCGGATATTGATTAACGGAATTTTCAAATATGCAAAGAAAAAACATTATACCAGCCTGAGCATAACCAGTTTTATGGGTGATTTGGAAATTTCGGAAAAGTCATTTAAAAAGAACTATAAGTCAGACTGCGAATTGGTATTTTCTAAGGATGAGGAACTTTTAATTGAACGATTTGTAATGGAAGATGAGCCTACATTGATAGAACTTGGCATTATTTTGGCATTTAAAACAGGATTGAGAGTTGGGGAAATATCTACCCTCTCATGGTCTGATGTCGGAGAAAATAAGATACATATATCAAAGACAGAAATAAGATATAGAGATGATAATGGCAAATATGTATTTGATGTTCAAAATTTTCCTAAAAGTGATGCCGGGTTTAGAGATGTTATAATTACCGCAGATACCAAAGAACTTATGAGAAAAATAAAAATGCTCAATCCATTTGGGCAATATATTTTTATGAAAAACGGTAAACGAATAAAAGGTCAGGCATTTACAAGGCGGCTATATGTGATATGTGATAGAATAGGAATTGGCGAACGTTCAATTCACAAGGCAAGAAAGACATATGCAACAAAGTTGATAGATGGAAATGTTCCAGAATCGGTAATAAAAACACAAATGGGGCATACAGATATCAGAACAACTCTCGATCATTACTATTTTAATAACAAGACAGAGAGTGAAATGCAGGAATATATTGCAAAAGCATTATCAATGTAAAAGGTAACACTAGGTAACACCTTTGGAGATAAAGAAATTCAGTATTTATGCGGGTTTGAGAGAATTGATACCGAGTTCGAATCTCCCTTCCGCTACTT